ATGCCCCCACTCTCCGATCTCGCGATTCGGCGCTCCAAGCCGACCGGCAAAACCCAGAAGCTCTTCGACGGCGGCGGACTCTACCTTGAGATCTCCCCGGCCGGTGGGCGGTGGTGGCGGATGAAGTACCGCTTCAACGGGAAGGAGAAGCGACTGGCGCTGGGGGTGTACCCCGAGGTCTCGCTGCAGCTCGCACGCAACCGCCGTGAGGATGCCCGGCGGCTGCTGGCCACCGGTACCGACCCCGGGCAGCAGAAGAAGGATGCCGCGGCCGCCAAGGCCGGCATGGACGCGCTCACGTTCGGCGCGATCGCGCGCGAGTGGATGAAGGGGCGAATCTGGGCCGAATCCTACCGGGTGAAGGTGGAAGCGTGGATGGAGAACGACGTGCTGCCCTGGATCGGGTCCCGGCAAGCAGCCGACCTCGAAGCGCCCGACTTCCTTTCAATCGCTCGGCGCATGGAGCGCCGCGGAGCCATCGAGTCGGGGCACCGGGTAATCCAGAACTGCGGCCAGATCATGCGGTATGCCATCGCCTCGGGCATCGCGAAGCGAAACCCGGTGGCCGACCTGCGCGGCGCCCTGCAACCGAAGCCGAAGCGCCACTACGCGGCAATCACCGATGCCAAGGACCTGGCGCCGCTGCTGCGCGCCATCCACGCGTACACCGGGCGTGCGATCACCCGCTGGGCCCTCGCCCTGGCGCCGCTGGTGTTCCTGCGCCCCGGGGAGCTGCGACAGGCGGAGTGGTCGGAGTTCGACCTGGACGCCGGTCTCTGGCTGATCCCGGCCGCCCGGATGAAGATGCGCACGGAGCATCTGGTGCCGCTGTCGCGCCAAGCCATGGAGATCCTGCGCGAGATCCATCCGCTCACGAGCCGGGGCCGGTACGTGTTCCCCGGCCGCAACAGCAGCGCCCGCCCGCTGAGCGAGAACACCGTCAACAGCGCCCTACGGCGCATGGGGTTTGAGGGTGACCAGATGACGGGGCACGGCTTCCGGGCGACCGCGCGCACGATCCTGGACGAGGTGCAGGGGTTCCGACCCGACATCATCGAGCACCAGCTGGCCCACACGGTCAAGGATCCGAACGGCCGGGCCTACAACCGCACTACGCATCTGGCGGAGCGCGTGCGCATGATGCAGGAATGGGCGAACTATCTGGACCGATTGCGCGGCGACAGGGTGGTAATGCTGCAGTCTTCCAACAACCTCTGATAACACCGACGCATCACAGCCTGTATGAAAACTACTCGGCCACCTTCTTGCGTTTCGGACGGATCCTGGTCTCTTCGATGATTCCGCCTACGCTCGGGCCACTGCTCGTGCTAGTAACCTTCAAAGACAATCCCTTGATCAACTGACCATCCGCAAGCGCCCGCACTCGAAGTGCGACCGGCGAATCTATCGTCACGGGTGACATCACGAAATTAACAGCAATCGTATGTTGAACATCCTTGATCGGATCTTGGCTTTCGTCCGACGCCTTTTTCATCTGAGCCAACGCAACTTGAGGAATCTCCGCCGCGGCGATTTCGTCATCGCCCTTCAGAACCATCACTCGCAGCTTTTCGAACAATCCGTCACGAGAACAAACTTTCACCACCGCACACAACTTGGATAGGGTCACCGGGAAGCTCGGGACAACCATCTCCGGTCCGTAGCACCCGATCAACGACATCTTCCCATCGACTTCCTGACGAATGTCGTCGCAGAAGTACCCGCTTAGCGTCCGTTCTTTCACGATGCCGATCCTTTTTCAAAAGCCTCATCAATTGTGTTCATATCCAACCCGAACACCTCTGCAAGTTTCTTCATGGTGGTACGCCCAGGCTCGGCGCGCCCGCTCTCCAGCCTAGCGACGTGGGGCTGGCTCGTTTTCAGTTTTTCAGCCAGGTCGGTCTGCGACATTTCGTGCTTAAGCCGAAGAGCCCTGAGCGTCAATCGACCTTCGGCTGCCTGCTGCACACGAACAGAAAGCCGGCCGCGCGCGGACTTGATCTCGTCGGCGAAGCCGTCGCGCTCCAACTCCCTTATGAAGTCAGTCAAACTTGTCGTTTTCGCCGGGCAAGGATCTTCCTTCACCATCGAACCAATGAAGGCTATATTCGTGCCCGCCACAGAGCCAGGCATGCCGATAGCGCGAGCTGGATATGTCACCTCGGACGCAAGACACGACTTGGCCAGGGAAGACGCCTTCCCAAGAAGCGTCGTCGAAAATGTGATTGGCGTATTAGATCTAGACGAGCTCGTCGTAGCTTGCCAGAACTCGCTGGACACGAGGATCGCTGAGGTTGTCATAGTCAAAACTCGATCGCAGGAATATTCCAAGCACCACGTACATGTGCTTGACGGGCAGGAAAGCATAGATGACACGGTACTTCAGACCGTCTTCTTCTAGGTCGAGGTTCTTCAGACGCCAAAGGTTGCGCCCACGGTTCCACTGGCGCTGCCAACGAGAGACACTGATCTTGAGAATCCATTCCGGATTGCACGGGTCTTCAAATCCATGCTGAGAGAGTCGATCAAGCAAATCTTGGTCGCCACGAAATTCTTCGAGGAACACCACCAAGTCCGCAGCCGTCTTCGGATCCACCGCCCGGATTTCCCTAAGGTCCTCCTTGGCTTCCTCGTGGACATGAAGAGCATACTTTATACCGCTCACGGTATAAAAGCCATGTGTAGCCGTTCAGGCTGTCCGTTTGCATCTGGGCCCATCCCCGCCCCTCCCTGTCGGTCCTTGATCACTGAAATCTAGCAGAGGCGGCCTGAGCCGCCAAGGGCCGTCTAACGGAGCTCAGCGGGTCTTGAGACTGAACGTGCGATCGGTGCAGGGTCATGCGAATAATCGCCCGGCTACCCAACCCACTGCGTCTGGCGGCCGGGACAGGATGCGCGCTTGTCGGACTACCCTCGAGGCGGAAAGGGGTCGTTGCCGTAGGACCACTCTTCCCTCCAGCGGCTATCGGCGCCCTGCACTTTCACCCCCGATGGTTGGCCGGTTCGATTGTGGTAGTCGTGTGCCAGCCGGCGAGCCTCAGCGATGGCTGCAGACTGAGTAGCGTGCATCACTCCGAACTGGCCGAGGAGGCCCGCGCCTTCCTCTCTCACGGTCCAGTTATTTCCAGACGTCACGACGTCCCAGTACTTTCGAGCCATGGATCACCTCGCTTCGGTCGAACGGAAGGCAGCACTGAATGCGCAACCACGCCAGGAAGTGGTGGCAGAGGTAAGCCGCGCACTAGGTGGATCGCTGGGCGCACATCGAATTGGTCTGTGATGATTGGGCGCGCCGCTTAGAATCTGCTACTGCCTTCGTTAATTTCACGCGAAGTTTACTTGACCATCTCCCACCATTTCCCGGCTCCCCGACCCTTGCGCCTGGCTGACTCTCTCAGAGAGGCAGCCCGCTGCTCCTCAGGGGTGCGGGTGTCTGGCAGAAGGAGGTGCCCGAAGTTCGGGGCGAGCTTCGTGGGGTCCGGCCGGCCGGCCGGTGCGGGGGTGTCGGGATTGTCCATGGCCCGACGATATCGGGCGGCCCGCTCAAAGGCTGCGACGCCAAGCTTGCCCCCGCTCAGGGGGGCGCTTTCCTCCCGCTCCACCACCCCGGCGGCTCGAATCCGACGTGTGGGTCCACCATGTCGATGAGCCTCTCTATCCCGCTTGGCACCTGGAAGGCATCAACTTCGTGGCGATGGGCTAGGCCCCGCCAATCACTAACAATCGCTATCCGCAGGTCCTCGGGCTCAACAGGCAGCCAGCGCATTGGCCAGTTGGGAAAGCGCCTTTGATGGCCTCGGCTACGTCCCAACTCCACCATGTCTAGATGGGAGCGAGCGTTGATGATGCGGCTATAGGCCTGCTTCATGCCCTGCTCCGGTCCCTCCAGGTACTGGAGAAATCGACGCCCGTCCGTCAGTAGAACGCTGGTGATATCGGCGGCTAAGTTGAACGAGGCTGCAGCCGCAGCCAAGCGTTCCACGTTTTGAAGCGTCAGGCCACTTTCAGCTCGACTGCAGTACGCGATGGCCTGTAGAGGATTGTAGCCTGGCAAAGTCACTCATCCCCCTCGGAGCTGCGGAATTCGCTGGATCCCGCCCGGATACACAGGTAGCAGCCCCCGCTGCATTTCCGTGACCTCTTAAGCTACCACCACTGGGTGCCGACAGGTCCTCCTGCTGCACGCCCAATATGCCGAAGTCGATGGAAAACGAGAATCGGCCACTTGGCGGCGCGACCAATGATCCCATCGGGTCACCTGTAATATCCGGGCCCTTCCGCCTTGGAGATCCACCCGGTTAGGGTGGCTGGCTCCCCCGCTATTGAGCACGAACCTAAGCTCATCGGGGTGAAGCAGAAGCGAAGATCTGCGCCTGTTCGAAAGGCACCGTTCGCCTAGGGCGGCTGCTCGTAGGCACGGCCCACCACGTACCCGTCACACGGATTCGACCGAGCGTGAGCACATGACTCGCTTAAATCCACGCACTCCGTAACCACAACCTATACTTATGCCCAGTACCGGTCTCTTCGACATCAAGTGCGCAGCAGTGACGGCAAAGGACGCCGAAAGCGAGTTCTGTGTAGCATCGGTTGAGGCAGAATGCCTAAGCTGCAAGAGCACTATTTCAGTTGAGGCAGGGAAAGGCTTGGAAACCTTGCCGGGCGGCTTCGTAATCACTTGCTTGGAGTGCGGCTCCAGGCAAGCCGTCAGCAGCTCCCTAGTCGCCGGGGTGACCACCACCACCTGAACGGCTTACGGCGATCTACGCAGATCCTGGAGATGGGGTCTAGCCAACCCGGCAAGCTGTTCGACGCCAGGAATCTCCACGCCTGACTCAGCTCGATGGGCTTTCATACCGGTCCAGTCAGCGACAGCTGCAGCGTGCAATTCGTGTTGCTCAACCGGGATCCAATGCATGGACCAATGCGGGAACCTGCGTACGCCACCTTGGCCGCGGGCCAATTCGATGACATTCGTGTGCCGCCGAGAATTAGTCACCCGAGAGTAGACAAGCCCGATGCCATCTTCAGGCCCTTCGATGTACTGAAGGAATCGGAAGCCGTCGCAAATGAGAACACCCGTCACGCCAGAGAGCCGGTTGTGGTGGGCGGCATCGCGCACCAGGGCATCGATCTCGGCGACCGTGACTCCAACTGCGAGATCGCTGCAATAGGCGATGGAGGACAGGGGCATCTATGCGCTTCTGGGACAACGGGGCGCAGCAGGATACCAGTCACCAGCTCACCCCATCGAGCTGCTCTGCCTTAACAATTTATGATTCGCAGCCAGGCTCCGACATTCGCCGCGGGGGCATGCGAATGGTTCTCCAACAGGCGAGTGCCTAAATACGGCTCTACGCTGGTGTTGTTCCGACACCACACATGGAGAGCGTCATGCGCGCAGTGCTGATTACCACCATCCTTTCCATCGCCGCCGCCGGCACCGCCGCGGCTGCCGATACCGGCGTCATCCACGCCCGAACCGTTGACCTGTACCAGGAACAGTCGAACCCAGGCGAGAGCCTGGATGCCTTCGTGGTGCGGATCGCACCGCGTGCAGTCGAAGCTTCGAAGGCCGCCCGCGCGACGGTCTGCGGCCAGGTGGAGGGCAGCGGCCCGTACCAGTTGAGGATGAAGACCGATGGTTTCCTGAGCACCTGCGAGGTGACCAGGGCCGCCCTGCCCTATGTCCTGGTGAACGGAACCGCCGTCGACGTGCGGGAAAACCACTTCTCGCAGGTCAACTGGCAGCGCCCCGGCTACCTCGTCACGCCATGGTCGGTGAAGTACCAGGACGGCCGGCAGAAGCGTCCGCGCACCGTGCGCTAGTAGTTGCGCATGTCAAGGATCTGGCCCATGAACCTGTTGCTTCCCATCAGACCGGTCGCCGGCGGCGTTCCCTGACCTTCCGACGTACTTTGCGCCAGCGCAATGAGACCAACGCTGACCGTTCCGTTAGCGTTGGTCCTTACACCTGCGACGAAGCCGGCGTTCTGCACCATCCAGTACTGCCCCCCGCTGATCGGCCCGCCGACAATGGTGGTGTACAACCCCGATATGCAGATCGCCACGGCATACCCAGACGTCAGTGGTATCGCTACATCCACCGATCCGGTTCCTGCAGCCATGTTGATCATCTGCAGTGTCCGCATGTATTTGTAGCGGGAGTCGAACACCACTCGGCCGTTGGCCGCGTTTCGGAATCGCATTCCCTTCGTGAGGTTGAACGCCATCTGCGCGACGTCCGTGGTGTCGAACACCCAGTACTCCACCGTGGCGTTAGGCACGTCCGTGATAATCGTCCAGGTAAACGTGGCGCCGGATTGCGTTTTGGAAAGCACCCCGACGAACACGCCGTTGCAGCGGACAGCCAGAATCGGCTCATTGCATCCGCCTAGAGTTACAGTGCCGCGGCCGATGCTTCGACCGTTCGGGTAGGTGTACGGCGCGCACACGACCGTTCCGAGGGCCTTCATCGCAAGGCATTCCCAGGTTGGGTCGATCTGAATCAACGAGCCGTCGCCAGGGCTAATGCGAACGCCAGCAACCATCGTCAGTATCTCCCGTAGACCAGAACCCCGCTGCGCTGGAAAAGCGGGTTGGGCGAATAGTAGCTCCAGCTGATCCTGTTCACGCCGTCGTCAGTGATATTTGGCGACGTGTTGAAGTCGGGCTGTGAGGTATCGGCGTTAAACCAGTAGACCAACGGGTTATTGCCCATCACTGGCACGTCGATGAAGCCGCTCGCACCCGCCGAAATAGTCACACGCCCCATGATCTTGGGCAGACGGGTCGTGATATCGATCAGGATCGCGCCTGTGTTTGGGTCACGCTGTCGAAGTCCGTGGGCCATTACAGAAGCTCCCCGAACTCGCAAATCGCGAACGTTCCAGCGGTATTCCAGAAGCGCAGAGCCTGTTCGTTGAGCACCATGTAACCGCTGCTGCCAACAGGTCCGACCATCGTCAATCCAGCGCTTTTATCCAGCTTCCAACGCGGCTGCCCGCCGGCGCCAGTAGCAGTCGCTTGAATGATCTCGCCGATCATGGCGTTCTGGATCCAGCCCGTCCCGATCAAGGCCTGACTGATGAAGGTCTGGCCGCCTTGGATCACGAACGGCGAGGTGATGTTGCCGTTGACGACGTTGATCACCGCGAACCGGTCGGCCTGCATCAGGATCTGCGACTGGTAACTGCCGTCGGGCTGCTGCTCGACGCCCAGGCCCATGCCCGAGGCGTAGATCTGGCCGCCGGACGCCACTTGGGCGCGGATCGTGTAGGTGGCGCTGACCTTTCCATTGAGGGTTACGACCGCCTGCGAAACCTGCGATACGGAAGCTGTCGTTTGTTGCAGATCCGAGTTGGTCTGCTGCAGGCTTGCCTGCACAGTGGTGATGTTCTGGGCCAGTGCGGAATCACCAGTCACGCGAGCGAGCGATTCCTGTTGCACCGTCGCGTTGAGGCCGGACAGCCCCGCGTTGACCTGGTCCACTCGCTTGGCTTGAGCCAGATCGCCGGAGGCGATAACCGACTGGATGGTGATCGTGCCTGCATAGACGTTCGCATCGCCGGCGCCCCAATCCGCATCGCCGGCCGCGTTGACGTCGAGCTGAACGAACAGGCCGTCGAGCTTCTGCCCCTGCGCGGTCACCTCGCCATCGATGTTGGTGATGTCCAGCTCGATCTGGTCTACCCGCCCGACCAATGCGCCGGCCTCGCTGATCGCCACCCCCACATCCAGCCAATTCGCACCCGGCGGTTCCTCATTCCCGGGCGCCGTCCCCTGCCACGACCAGATTTTCCCGTTGTGGATTACGGTCTGGCCGGGCGGGTATGTTGCGCCGGGGTCCCACACCAACGGCACTATCTGATCGATCGAGTCGATTTTATCGAGGAGATCCTGGCCCAGCGCGCTCTCCGAGATCTTCCCAGAGAAGTACTCGTCGTACTCGGTCTGGTCGGTGCTGGCCTCACCCATGACGCCGGCGCCGGCGGGGTACCACGGCCCTACGTTCCCGCTGCGGTCGACCAGGCGTCCCCAGAAATAGAAGCGAGTACCGGCGGCCAGTCCGTTGATCTGGTGCCGATTCTGCGGATAGGCGAAGTCGCCCAGCTTGATGGTTGCCGGCCCCTCGAGATCGGCCGTGGGGCCGTACCAGATCTCTGTACGCTGCGTATCGGTCGCACCCGCCGGGAACGCCCATCCCAGCGCAATGGCGAACACCTGGCTTGCGGTCGTCAGGGAGCTCAGTGCCGGCGGCGGGTCGGTCTTGCCTTGAATCGTCGTCAGCGCGCTCATGGCCGGCATGGAAACGGCATTCAAGGCGTTGATCGCTCGGACTCGCGCCAAGTACGCGCCGGCGTAGATGCCGCGCACCTCCACGCTGCTGGTCGAGACGCGCTCGGTCCGCACCCAGTTCAGATCGTCTCGCCGCCATTCAACGTCGTAGGCGATGGCCTTGTCCGCCGCATCCCACGCGATGGTAAGGACCGGGGTTGCGATGCCCTGGTCGATGACCACATGCGACGTCAGGACAACGTTGGTCGGTGGCGGCTGGACGCTCGGCGGCACGATGCTGATGGGCGGCTGCTCCAGGCGCGTGCCGTCATCGATTGCCGCGAACTTGCCCGGCACATGCTTGAGGGCAGTGATTCGGTAGGTAAGCCCTTCCTCGCCGCTGACGGGATTCTCTGCAACCCCGAGGACGCGGAACTGCTGCAGCGCCAGCTCTGCACTTTCCACCGCCCAGATCGACTGCGCCACGGGGACGGCGGAAAACGGCGCGGTGGCAGTAATCGTGGATCCGTTCACCGCTTCTACAGTGCGCGCCTCTGTGCGACCCGTGGGTAGCGTCACGCGCAGGGTGTCCCCCGGCGCAACGCCCTCGGGCATCTTGTCGACCACCACCGTGTCAGCACCTGCGCTCCGGATCCGTCCGGCGTTGCGGCGGCCGGCGCGGTTCGGGTCCGCAATCTGGATGATGTCTCCAGGCATGCAGACCAGGGCATCCAGCCCCACCCCAAAGGAAACAGTTTCGGTCTCCAGGTTCTCGGTGTAGAGGATGTGGTTGCCGATGCGCACCGCCTGCGACCGGGAATGGCAGCCCACGGCGGTGACTTCGATCTGCTGGATGCCGTAGCGCTGGATTCCTGGCAGGTACGAGACTGGTTCAACCTTCTGGCGACCGAAGTCGTCGGGATCGGTCCAGGACACCAGCGCGACGGTGTGCCGCATCTTCCTGGTGCTTCCCTCGTACACAAAGCGACCGCCCACGACGTTCGCCTGGGAGAAGGTCGCGACCGGGTCCGCAGGCATGTCCGCCGACGCCATGACCTGCCCGGCCGCGTAGAAGCTGATGCCCCGGAAGATCGAGGCCATGTCCTGAAGCGCGCGGTAGGCGTCGGAACGCGTCTGCAGATACAGGCTGCAGGTGAAACGCGGCTCCTGGCCGCCCTGCCCGTCGCTAACCAGCTGATCGCAGTATTGGGCAATCTGGTAGAGCCGCCATTTGTTCACCCAGTCCAGCGGGATCCTGTTACCGAGACCAAATCGGTCGTTGGTCACGATGTCGAAGAACGGCCATGCGGGGTTGTTGGTCCACGCCGACTTGAACGTGCCGTCCCAGGCACCGTTGGTGGTACCGGGTCCTGTCGTGGCGTACACGCGGGTCAGGGGGTCGTAGTTGGCCGGGACGCGGACGATTCGGCCCCAGATCCGGTAGGAGCGCGTCGGTACGTTCTGGAATTGGCTCGCATCCACCTCAATGGCGGCCAGCGCGCAATTGGGGTAGCGCAGCTTGGCGTCGATGACTTCCGTCAGCGAGAGCACGTTGACCCTGTCGGTGATCAGGCCGCTGCTTGAGTCCGGCGTGAGCCGCCGAACGCGGATCTGCCATTGCGAGCCGGCGGGAAGGTCCACGCGGTGGCTTCGCTCGTACTGGGTCGTCGTCTTGCCGCTGAAGGCGTTGGTCAGGACGGTGCTGTAGGGGCCGCTGTCGGTGGAAAGGTCGATCGCGTAGCTGACCGTGTAGCCGTTGGTGTCCCCGTTCTCGCTGTTGATCTGCTGCAGGGCTGGCACTGCGAAGCGCACTCTCAGGGCGGACAGCTCTGAACCGGTTGCGCCGCGCACCACCGGGCTGTCGCTTCGCAGCTCCACGTTGACCGGTTGCTCGTTCTCCACCGATGGGAAGCCGGCAATGTGCTCCTGATCCTGGGTGCCGGACCGGGTCTCAACTCGGACGCCCTCGAAGTTGAAGCTGCCATCGGCGTTCTGGATTGGCACCTGATCGAGATAGATCGACTGGTTACCGGCGACCAGGCCACGAATCTCACCCTCGCTGACCAAGTCCAGGATCCGGGCACGCGCTATCGAATGGAGGGTGTCGGGGGATTCCACAGGGGTGCGCGCCCCGCCACCGCTCTTCCCGCCAGCACCAACCAGATCTTGGCCAGCCCGGATCAGCGCCAACTCGGTGCCGGGATGTTGGTATACGACCGGGAGGTTCATTGCTGGTCCTCGGCCAAGATGCCGCCGCTGATCACAGCCGAGCCGACCATCATTCCCTTCTCGTCATCACCGCCGTAGGCAAGCGGCACGGGGTTTCCTTGCGCCTGCGTGTTGACCGTTCCATTCATGCTGTAGCTCGGCCGGTTCTCGACGCTGTCCTGTGCTCCCAGTCCCTTCGGCTGCGGCGAAAGCATCTGCACAACGCCGCCCACCACCAAGCTCACACCGAGCTGAGTGGCCGGCTGGAAGCCGGTGTAGACGCCGACGACGATCAGAACGATTCCCAAGACGGTCTGCAGAATGCCGCCGCGCTTTGATCCGACCAGCACCGGGGCGATTCGGATGTCCTCTTTGCCGGGTGGGTCCTTGAGCTGGCCCTCGGACAGGTTCTTCTTGCCCACGAACACCGCAAACTCGATGCCCTTCGCCTTGGCCTCCCGCATGAACGTGCGAAATCCGGGGATCATCACGCTCAGCGCGTAGGCCGCCTCGCGGGGGTTGTTCACGGCCAGACGGAACTCTCGCCCGAAGCGGGACCCCAAGACGCCATACAGGCGCACGGTGCGCAGCTGCTCAGTCATGGCGCGCCTCCCGGTGGCGGACGATGTAGCGCGTACGCTCAGCCCACATGCCGCCGTAGGGAACACGCTCGGACAGCCTGCCGTCCATGTGGTGCAGAATCTGGCCGTCGCCCAGGTAGATGCCGGCGTGGTTGGGGACTGGCGACCGGATCTCCATCAGGATCATGTCACCGCGCTGGAGGTCGCCCGTAACCGGCTCGAAGCCTTCTGCCTTCAGCCGCTCGATGCTGTAAAGGTCCTGGCCCTTCTCCCACCAGCGATCCTCGCGGTCGTACCGACCGAGTCGGATGCCAAGGTTCCAGGCATAGAAGTCCTCGACCAGGCTGTAGCAGTCCAGGACGCCATGGGCGAACTGGCGCCCCACCAACGGTGCGAGGTAGCCACAGGGCTGGATCGTCTGAAGATCGGCGCACTCGGGCTCCATACCGACTACCTGGCCCACACTAACGATGTGCCAGGTCAACCCGCTGGCCTCGCACATCACGCGGTCGGCATCGGATGGCGTTGCCGCAGCGTTCGGGTGGCTGTGCACCAGCGCCAGGACTTCCCCGAGATCTTCCGCTCCCGCGTAATCCTCACCGGGCAGTCGAAAGTGCTCGCTCGCGTTCTCGGCCGCGTTGCGGCAGGCGACGTACAACTCGCCGTCCTCAGTGGCCACGACAAGCCCACAGCACTCGCGCGGGTACTCGGCGATGGCATGTGCCTGAATCGCCTGCAGGGTCTTCTGTTCCATTATCTCGCCCATAGAAAAGGCCCGCACATGGCGGGCCTTGGGTGATAGGTGGCGGTGGCCGGAGCTGATCCCGGCATTGAAGGACTCCCGGTTCCTTCATGACGCTGCGGTCAGTAACGCATCAGCCTGCGTATTCACCACCGTGGGAAATCGTACTACGTTCGCAACAGACCGGCCGCCGGGAAGCCGCCGTAGGGCAGAGGGTTGTTCTCGCCGAAACGAAGTTTGCAGCTCTTCAACCGTCCGCCGCACTGGTCTCGCGAAGGGTCGTCCGTCGGGTTGTCGTCCGAGTCCGCAACCGGAGGTCCGTTGTAGCTGCAGTACGGCCCGCGATAGCCGCCGCGGATGATCCAGCCGCAGTTGCCTGCCACGATCTGACGCCCCGGAAGCTGCTCACCGTTTAGGTCGATGGCCGTCGTCAGCTCGAACTCAACGGTTTCGGAGTCTTCGGAGGCCTTGCGCTCGATAAACCAGATCTCATCGGGGAATTCCTCGTCGGGATCCGCTGTCGGGTTGCCCCCCGGGAAGTTCGCCGCGTCCAGATACTTCACCAGCGTCTGCCGGCGGATGATGCGTGCACCGACCAGGTCATCGAACATCAGGCACAGCGCACCGATTCGACCGTCGACGTTGCCGACCTTCAGGCGCGGGCTGGGCGGCTGGTCGCTGGTCCGCTCGAAGCCACTGGCCTCGATCGGCCAGGCGCCGTACTCCTGGCCCTGCCACCAGATCACGCCCGACTGCAGGTGCTGGTGGAAGAACAACTGGTCCGCACCAAAGCTACTCGCGTCCAGCTCGTACACCGTAATGCGCCCACCCGGCTCGAGCTGCTGGGCATCTGCAGTGATCACAGCTCAGCCACCTCTCCGGGACCACCCATGGGCAACTGGACTTCTTCGGGCCATGCATAGTCCTCCGGCTGCGGCAGCATCAGGCGAACCTGCTCCCATGTTTCAATGCCGTCGGGCGGTGCCACCACAAGCGCCTCAAGCGCTTGGTTCACGTCGTCGCGCCACTGGATGATTGCCATTGCCTCGGCACGGTACCGGGCAACGGTGCTGTTGGCGTAGCTGCAGCAGCTTTCGACCGTGTCGTAGCGCCGCGCCTGGACGTACGCCGTCATCCACTTCCAGGCAGCCTCACGAATTGCCGCGTAGTGCTGGGGACTGTGCAGCTCGTAGGGAGGCGGGGCTGGGGCGGGCGAGTTGGAGAGCAGCCACTCTGCGGGCCAGTCCCGGTGCCCGCGTGGGATCCACGCATTGGTCTCTACACAGAAAAGGATGTCGTGGTCACTGGTTTCTCGATACATGTCAGAACTCCGCGTCAGCTGTGTAGTGGAACGAACCGCCGTACTGGCCCGACCCATTCGTGTAGGTCACCTGAAATCCCGTCAAACCCGTGGCAGAAACCCCGTTGATCGCGACGGCCGTACCGCTTGCCTGCGATACAGCGTTTGCTTGACCGTTTTCCGATGCGTACACCGCGATGCTCGGCGTCTGCCGCTTCGGAACCATGAAGCCTACAGATAGCGAATTCGCCGCATTACGCGGATTGATGCCGATGAATTCTCCACGACGCCCAAACGCGGATGCAGCGCCAGGGTAGATACTGCCGTCATAGCTCTTTTCATAAAAACGCATGCAACGCGCCAGTTCGTCGGCGTATGGCACGTAGTCGAAGTCACTGGCAATTCCACCTTCTTCAAGCTGCACACCAGTTATGTAATAAGTGCCAGCGCTGTTGAAATCGAAAATCACCTGTAACGCGTTATTACCACCTGCAACTTTCCCTACCACGCTGGGAATTTGGAAATCGAGAGTGTAGCGATACCAACCGGTCGTCATTGCCACAACGCCGCCACCGGCAGCGCCGACATTGGCACTTCCGCCTGATCCGAAAACCTGCGTGATGCGAGCGCCGAGCGCCAACCCCGCAAAGTTGCCGCGTGCCCAGAACGACAGCTTTGCAGTTTTCCCCGCAAGCGTGTTTACCAGTTCGATGGGCTGACGCATGTTTACGCCGCCACCAACAGTGCTAACACCGACAGCCATTGCAAGAGGGAACTGATCGACCTCGCCCAGACTCAATGAAGCGCGTGACACGTTTACACTCACGCCTGCCCCGGTGTTAAAAACCCAACGGTCAGCGGTGTACATAGCGCCGTTGGAAGGAAGCGAGAACGAGATCTGCCGCTGCCAGATAAGCATGGATCCGTTGATCAGCTTGTTCTTACCGGACCGGCGGGTTTGCAAGTCGTAGAGGTCAGCGAAATTTTCGTTGACCTTGCCGAACGCCACGTTTGCCGGATCGCCGGTATACGCTCCGTTGTTGGTAGTGGTGTCGATTATCTGGCGTGCCATGGGTGTCCCTTTACGGCTGGAAAGTCTGATCGAACGTGGCGGTGACGGTGTGCGTCAGTCCGTTCGGAAGTGGCTCGGTGCGGGTATCGCAGGCATACAGGGCCGTGCCCCTTGGGCCAGTCCAGAAGAAGGAACGGCCCACGTGGGCATCGAGGAAGTCGATGATTGCGTCGATGTGAGCCTTGGACCCGGTGAAGGTGAGCTGGTAGCTGCGGCTGGTGGGGTTGATGCCTTCGGCAGCCCTCTGCGCGTAGCCGTCGCCGAACTGCGCCTTGCGCACCACCGAGGTGACCGTGGCCGCTCCGCTACTCGTTGGCTTCCACACGAAAGTGCCTGTCATCGCCGTGCCCCCGCTGCGTGGAGCGGTCCGCCGGGGCGCATGTCCTTCAGCTGCAGCTCGCGGTACTTGCCCTCCACGAATCGGCCGAGCTCCTGCCCGAACTGCTGCATGAGCGAGGTGTCCCCGTTCGTCTCGGTGGTTCCGTCGCTATTGACGATCACCTGGACGTGCACCGCGGCGGCGCCGCCGGCGGATGCGCCGGTACTCGCTGCTGGCGCCGCAGGTATGACGCGGCCGTCGTTGCCGGGGATGAGGTAGGTTCGGCCGCTGCCATCGTCGAATAGCTCCGGCCGACCGCCCTCCCCTACCTCGTAAAGGGTCGAGCCGCGAACCGGACCCCCGTTGGCGCGGCCGCCGCCGAAGTTCGGCATGTTGTTACCGAAGCCGCCGAGCGAGCCTGCCCCGGTCCCGTCGCCGGTGTAGGCACCACCACCGCCGGTCCATGCGCTGGCCACTGCATTGATGATGCCCACGGCGGCCTGCTTCGCGGCGATGCGTGCCAGGTCAGCAACGATGGAGTTGGCCAGATCCTTGAACGACAGCTTGCCGGTCTTGGCGAACTGAACCCACGCATCCTCCCACCCGGAGAGCGCGGTGTTCATGAGGCTGCTGGCGTTCTCCATCGCGTTGTTCGCCGCGAAGGCGTAGTCCTCCCACGCCCGCCGTGCGCCGGCCCGCCAGTCGCCCAGCATGGCCAGCCGCGCCTCCTGGAACGAGCGCTCCTTGGCCAGCTCCTGGTCACGGAAGAACGCCGCATTGGCCGCAATCAGGTCCCAAGTCTCCTTGTCCTTGGCCACGTCACGGCTGCCCAGGCGCTTCAGCTCGTCCTGGTACTCGCGCTGGATGTCGAGCTGCCGGCGCAGCATCGCCACCGCGTCGCCACCGCGCCCCATGCCCATGAGGTCCAACTCGTTGGCGCGGTCACGATTCATGCTGGCTTGGGTGAGGATCGCCTGCTGCCTGGCCAGTGCCTCGGTGGCCTGCCGCTCCTTCTCGAACGCGGCGGCCTTCTGGCCGGAAGTGAGCAGCTGTTCGCGCTCGGCCACCAGCAGCGCCCGCGTGGAAGCGGTCATGGTGTTGGTCTTGTCGTCCAGCTCCTGCTTGATCTTCGCCGCCAGGCGCTCGCTCTCGGTCACCTTGAGCCCGGTGTCCACCAACTGCTTGTTGGCTTCGATCTGGCGTTGGGCGTTGGCCAGCATCGACTGGGCCGCGCTGTCATCGGCGTTCCGCTTGCCCACGCCGGCGGCCCGGTTGAACTGCTTGTCGACGCCGGCCTCCGCCTTGGCGATGAGCCGCTGCATGGACCCATCGAAGTGCCGGGCGTCGTTGTCGGCCAGCCGGTTGTACTGGGCAATGATCTTCAGGCGCGCCGCTTCCTTCGCCGTGGCGCGATCGAGCCCGGCGATCTGTGCGTTGATGGCCTCGGACGCTGACTGCTCGGCCGTGGCACGCTCCTGACTCGCCGCCGCCAGGTCGCGGGCGGTCTGAGGGTCCAGCGCGCCGCCCTCATCGATGGGGGTAGGCATCCGGGGCATGCCACGCATGCGGGTGGAAAGGCCGTTGAGGGCTTCCGTGAGCGACGGCAGACCCAGGTTCTTCACCACCGTGCTGCCGACAGCACCCAGTCCCAGCATGTCGCTCAGGCGCGGCAGGCGGGCGAGGATGCCCCACTCGCCGGCCAGGTCGGTGATGGCGCCGGTGACGCTGCCGATGGCGCTCCATGCGCCGCCGATGTCGTCCTTCAGGTCGCGCCACCACTTCGACATGCCCGGCATCACCGCTTCGGTGCGGTTGGCCACCTCGTCCAGATGCGTGGCATACAGCTGGATTGCCTCATTGGCTGCCTGCTGGGTCCGTCCCTCCTCCTCCAGCGCGGTGATGCGCTGCAGCTGCGCGGCGGTCAGGAAGCGCTCCGCGTCGTTGAGCTTCAACAGGCCCTCTACCGGATCCTTGGCGATGGACTGGAACGCGGCCACGGTCGCCGAGGCGGCGCGGCCGGTGGATGCCTCCATGCGCGCGGCGGCGGCGGCGACCAGCTCGAACTGCTCGCCCGCGAAACGGCCGGCCTTGGCCGTCTCGGTGAGCGCGGTTACAGCACCACCCCGGGACACGCCATCCAGCCGGTCGATGCTGTTGGCCAGCGCCTCGAATCCGTCAACGCCCACCACGGCGCCCTGCCCGCTGAGGATCAGGGCCTTCTGGAACTGGAACAGCTCGTCCTGGCTCTGCTTGGCCGCCAGTGCCATTGCCGTGAGAGCCGCTGCACCCAGCGTCAGCGGGTTGACCAGGCCCATTACGTAGCCACCCACCGCGCGCGCCGCCGGCCCAATGCCGCCGAACTGGTCCTTCAGCTGACCGCCCTGCTGGATCGCCACCATCCACGCAGGCTGGCCGCTGGCCAGGCTGGTAGCGATGTCGGTCACCTGCATGGGCACCATCCGCAGGTTGTTCTGCAGCTGCCGGGCAGACATGCCCATGCCGTTTTGCGCGTTGGTGGCGTTGAGCACCGCCGTGCGCATGCCCTCGATCTTCGTCTGGTACTGGTCGAAGACGTTGGCGTTCACCAGGCCGGCCTTGTGCGCTCGCTCCAGGCGGTCCTCCATGGCCGCCAGGCGGTTCAGCGCCGCAACCGTCGGATCGATCTGCCCCAGCAGCTGCTGCAGGTTGATCTTCTGAGCCTCGGCAGCTGCAGCGGCCTGGCGCTGTTCGTTCGTCGCCCGGGCTTCCGCCTCCTGCAGCGCCTTTGCACGCGCCGCCATGCGCTCCTGCTCGCTGCCGGCGGAGGCCATGGACCGCGCCTTGTGATCGATCCCCAGTGCAGCGTCACGGGCAGCCTCGGCGAGGGCACGCTCGGAGACGTTCGCTGCTTGATTGCTCTGGGTCCACGCCATGGCCTGCTGCGCAACAGCCTTCAGGCGTGCCTCCTGCTGGCCCAGCTGCTGCTCCAGCTGCTGGCTGGCAGTGGCCACCTGAGCCGTGGATGCGGCGGCGGCAGCGCCGGCGGCACCGTAGGCCTGAACCTGCCCGGCGGTGCTGGCCAGCTTTCCGTCCAGCGCTCCCAGCGATGCCAGGATCTCGGCATTGGTCCGGTTGAGCGTCTGCAGTTCGCCAATGACCGCGCCGGTGCCGGTGCCGATACGCTCCAGCGCACCGCCGAGCCGGTCACCCAGCACGCTGGAGGAGCGCTCCACGGTCCTGGCCAGAGACTGGTAATCCCGGTCCAGACGATCAGCAGCACCGCCGGCGCGATCAGCGGCTGCCGCGTTCTCGTCCAGTGCCTTCGTGCCCTCGACCAGGCCACTACTGTCGACCTTGTAGCCAAGCTCGGCGATATCCATCAGGGGCTCCCGTTCTACTGCTGCTGTGCCCGCTCACGCGCGGCTTTCTGGTCTTCGCGCACCGCGCGGAGGTACTGGTCATCCATCGCCAGGAGCATCTGCACTTCCTCCGGCAGGAGGTCGATCTGCAGCAGGCGACTCCATTCGCCCACGTCAGCAAACGTCAACGCCTCCGGGCCGCTGTGCCGGCGGCCGGAGAGCTGCCAGAACCAGTCCCAGACGTGTGCAATCGCGTCCGGGACCTCGAGCTCTGGTGACTTGGCGTCGAAGCGCTCGTTGCGCTGGCGCCGGGTTTCGCCGTTCTCATCCGCCATGTCGTAGCGGACGGCGATGTAGGCAGCGTCAGCCGCCTGCTTCGTCAGTCCCGCGAAAGAACGCCGCGCGGTCGTTGAGTGCCAGGTCGGCCTGCTCTGCCACCCACGGCAGCTCCTTCAGCAGGCTCTTCAGGGTCTGCTCTTCGAAGACCGGCTTCTCGCCATGGAACGTCAGCTCGCCCTTCCACTCCCAGCCGCTGATCGAGGCGACCAGCATTCCCATGCGCGCGGCTTCCAGCTGCTCCGCCGTCACCTTGCCGCGGTGGCTCATGCGCTCGTTGGCAGTCTTGCGCCCCGCCGCCCTGACCTGCGGATGGCTGTCGGGCAGGAGGATGAGCACCAGGCCCACCGGTTCTTCGGTAGCCGGGTGCAGGATTTCCAGGCGGCGCTCTGCCGCCACGATGTTGGACAGTTCGGTCATGTCGTGATCCTTGTTGCGATCCGGGAAGGAACCGGCGGGGAAGCTGTCGGATCAGGCAGCCTTTCAGGCGCGCGCCCTACCCCGCCGGTATTCGGTTACGGGGTGACCGGCGCCGGCACCACCACCGGCGGCTGGTTGAGCCCCAGGGTGTAGGTGTTCAGGACGAAGTCCTCGTTGCGGCCGCCCGGAACGTTGGGGCCCGCCACCAGGCCCCGCAAGTACTCCACCGAGCCGTCGGCGCGCTCGATCTTGAACGCGTAGGCGTCGGGCACGTTCGGGGCGCCTGCAGCGCGCAATGCGATCTGGCCGGGATCGGTCAGGTCTTCGGCAACCTCCACCTGCGGGTCGCCCGCGTTCGTGATGCCCTTGCCCTTGAGGGCCACCAGCGTGTCCCAGGTGTCGTAGGTGACCACGTTGGTGTTGATACCGCGCTCGCCGACGTTGCCGACCTTCTTGATCTGCACGTAGGTCAGCGCGGCGAACTCGGACTGGGTGAGGTCTTCGTTCTGGGGGGTAACGCAGATGCTCAGCTTCGAGCCTGCGTTGGTCTTTGCTTCTGCGGCCATAGCCGTATCTCCTCGCGATGGGCGTAAAAAAACCCGCCACGGGGCGGGGTCGTTGGAAAAGCGAAAGGCCCGCTTGTGGGCGGGCCTGTTTCTCTTAATCTGATCAGCGATTACTCAGAACCATCGCCTACATAAGTACCGTCGGGACAAAGCAGGGGTCTGCCTCCAACGTAGGTCCCGTCCGGCGCTATGGTCGGGCGACCGGCAACGTACGTGCCGTCCGGAGCAATCCGAGGCCGGCCCGCTACATACGTGCCGTCCGGCGCAATCTGCACGCGTCCCTCACCTACATAGGAGCCGTCCGGAGCAATCTGGGGGCGGCCGAAGACATACTTTCCATCGGGGGCAATGCGAACGCTCATGGCTGCTTCCTTTTTACCTTCGAGATGGGATGACTACTTCGTCTGAGGACCAAGCTTCGCCGCCACCAACTTCAGCGCCTCGGCAGGCTTGAACCCGGCGCGGAGGTATTCCTCATACTCGTTGCGGACCCAGATGGCCTGCTCCCTGTTGAACTCGTACATCAGGCTGCGAGATGCCTTCATGCGGTCGACGGCGTCCCGCAGTTCCTTCAGGGCTCCCTCGCTCAGGGGGCCATCGTTCCGGACCAGGTGCAGGTTGGGCGACTTGGGACTCATGGGCCGGAGTCTACCCCGAAACAAACCCCCTCCACCGTATGGTCACGGGGTGCATGACCCGCTCCGGATCTTGGATGATGCTGCTCGTGGACGGGCGCTCGTAGACGGCCATCCCGGCGAACTTCGTGCCCTTGGCGAAGGCCGCGATGATCTGGTCCGTGATGGCGGTGCCTACCATGATCCCCTGCCCGGGCCGGTAGCAGGCGGCCACCTGGGCGAAACCCTGCATCAGGGACGGGCCGTCGTCGGCCAGGCCATAGTTCTGGGTCCGGTTGGGGAACCACTGCAGTTCCAGCCAGCGAGCGCCTTTCCCAGTCGGTGGATCGAACGGGATTCCCGGGTACGAGCAGACCAGGTCGGCGCCGGCGGCGAACTGGGTCACCAGCTGGGTGAAGGCGTCGTAGATCGCCGTGTCGTTCATCGCATCCGCCCCTTCACCCCTGCCGCAACCTCAGAAACGATGAAGTCCCAGCGCTGAGCCGCCGCGCGCGCGAAGCCCTTGCCGGGCTGAGCGTACGTCCGGCCGAGACTGTCTTCACCGTAGAAACCGTGCTCCATGCGCATCGCGTAGGCGGCCGTCCAGCCGGCCCACACTGTCTGGCCAAGATCCATGCCCGCGAACACCAGCGGCGGATCCACCGCACCGTCCCTTGGCATGCCGTCAACGGACGCGGCCGAGGAGTTGCGCAGGAACCCGGTGTCGACCGGCATCCGCCCGCCCTGCCCCTCTGGCGTGTTTGCTTCCTCCATGAGGCGCTGAGCCGACTCGCGGAAGATAGCCAGCTGCATGCTCTTGGCCTTCTCGGCAAAGGCGCGCACCTGGGCACCGAACTTAGCTGCCACGCCGCACCTCCGCTGCCATATCGACCCGGTAGGTCTTCGTGCACCGGCAACCGATGGTTTCCTCCGCCGGCGCCCCGAGCGCGGTGTCGCCCGGGAACCTCATCAGCGCACCGGCCGGAGTCTGGAACGGCTCCCCGAACCTCCGCTTCTGGCCGTTCATCGCCTTGTGGCTGTGCCGCGTGCGGTCGTCGCCGGTAGCAGACCAGCCGCAGGTTACGTTCTCTGGGGCCAAACGGCCCGATTCGATCTGCTGCCGGTATGCCTCATCCCGGCCGGCGTTCATGGCGGTCAGCGATTCGGTCCTCGCGATCATCTCGCCGCGCAGCGACAGCAGGCGGTCGGCATAGCGGCCGGCAATCTTCTCGATGTCCGTCGCCGCCACCGGTTTGCCGCCCGCGATCGCGCGCTTGACGATGCCGTCCAGGCGCTTGTCCCGGCGCTGCCGGTCGAAGTACGTCGCCATCTGTGTGGGATCGCCGCTGGCCAGCTGCTGCCGCACGTTTGCAACGTACTGCGCCTGTTGTGAAGTCAGACCCACCACCCCGCCGGCGCGCCGTCCGGTCTCGCCTACCCGGCCGACGAGCTCCAGCGCGCTCTGGCGTGGGTTATGCCCGGCAGCCATGCCGCGCACCAGGTGCTGCCGCACCATCTGCCGCTGGTCCTCCACGATGCCAACGATCAGACGCGACGAGTTCTCCTGCAGCCAACCTTCAGCGCCACGGTTGCGCATGTCGAACCGGAACCGCAGCGTCGGCGTATCGACAGCCGGGTTGTAGCCGCCGCGCACCTGCTGCCGCATCGACAGCCGCGGTAGCTCCTTGATACCCGCATCGCCACCGGCGACGAAGGCCTGCCGCACGGATTCAGCCAACGGTGAGAAGGCCTCCGAATCGAAGCCCAACGCCTCCAGAACCATGTCGACCTGGCCAGCGCGCAGCAGCTCTGCCAGGTGATCGACCTGCGCCTGGTTCCGCATGCCGGCGACTGCCTGCTCGAAGGAACGTCGGAGGGTCGGCTCCAGGCGACGCGCCAGCAGCTCCAGCTCGCGTGGGGTGAGGTAGTCCATCAGCGGCGGGCGTGGAATTCGTAGAGCAGTACCTGGCCACCCGGCGAGAGTGGCTGCAGGTCGATGAAGTGGTACGTCTCGCTTCCCAGCAGGATCCGATCAGCCTTGCCCGGCACGGTATCGATCGACGTGGAGATCAGGCCCAGCTTGTCGCCCTGCAGCACCAGCGTGGCGTCGCGATCGGTCAGGCTGTACTCAATCTCCACCACCTTGCAGCCGTGCAGGGTCGGCGGTCCCGGTTGCGGGTTGTGCGGTGGGCCCGTCGGCGCGCCATCGCGTTCCAACTGGCTCGCGTAACCGTAGCGGGCAATCAACCGCTCGGCGGTGGCTTGCATGCGGTTGTAGAAACGGCTCATACGACGCGCACCGCAGGGCCGACCGCTGGCGTGCGCAGCAGCGGTGCCAGGATCTCGTCAATGGCAGGGATCACCGGTCGGTTCGGCAACTGGCCCGCCACCACCGCATCGGCATAGGTCACCTCGATGGGACCCACCTTTTCCCGGGTTACCGCGTCGCTGGAAATGAAGTCCGGCGACAAGCTGCCAGGGCTGGCCAACTCGCGCAGCGCCGCCTCATACGTTGCCCGCTCCACCTCTTCCGGGATTTCATCCGGCTGGATCGGGTCGCCGTCGTAGTCCGCAGCACCGGTGCGGGGCCACTCGTTCGGCTGGCCCCGCCCAGCAGTGCGCACGCCAGGGAACATGGAAGCCCAGCGGCCGGATGCGAGCAGCACCCGGTACCGGCCGTCGATGTAATCCGTGGCGCGGACCAGCGCGCCGGTGCGGGCTTCTTCCGTTGCCGCTGCCCAGGCGGAGTTGCCGCGCGCCTGGTGGTAGCTGTCCGCGCCTTCCAGCGTTCCGTACATCGTCAGCCCTCTCCCACGGCGGTGCTCAGATCACCGGTGGCCTGGTCAGCGTCCGACTCGGCATAGCGCATTTCGCGCATTGCGGAGCGGTTCTCGTCGAAGGCGCTCACGACTGCACCTCGCCGTCCGGGTTGCCGGGGCCAGCCTTTGCCTTCTCGGCATCACCAATGGCCGCCTGCAGCTTCGGCACACCCCAGTTGCCCTTGGCGTCGATGCCCAACTCCTTAGCACGCGCGATCAGTGCGTCCTTGTCGGCACCGCCCTCGCCGCCCGGGTTGCTGCCGGTGCCCGGGCTGGTGCCACCGGCGTCGCCACCGGCAATGCTCAGGATGTCGGCCTTCACCCAGCCCTGCACCACCGAGTTCTTCTTCAGCTGCTCCCAGTTCGCGACCGGGGTCTGCTCGCCCGGCGGCAGGATGGTGCCGTCCGGCAGGCCCAGCGGGCCCTTGTGGTTGTTCGTGATCTTCATGCTTCGCTCCAGTGAGGCCCCGGCACGTGGCCGGGGCCGTTGCAATCAGATGCCGTCCAGGTAGACGACTTCCTTCGGCAGGCGGACGTCCAAGCCGCCCAGGCGCATCACGCCCGGCACGTCCCAGCGCAGCGGCCCGCTCTGCCACGCCGGCAGGAAGCGGTGCGGCATCGGCATGTGCAGCTTCAGCACCTGCGGATCGTTGCGGTACGCCACCAGCCGCGTGGTGCCGCCGACACCGGCGGTGTCCAAGCCACGCACCCCGCGCACAGTGAGCTGCTGGCCGGTCTGCACGGTGTACAGATTGTTGGCCAGATACCACTGCATCACGGTCATGTCGCTGTTCTCGCTCATCTTGCGAGTGGCCAGCAGGTTGAAGCGGGACCACGGCAGCAGCAGCGTGTCGGCAATGGAGGCCGTGTTGGTGCCGTTGAAGACGTTGAGCAGCGCCTGGTTGAGAACGCCGACGATGAGATTGGTGTCGGTGTCCACCGTCCAGTTGCCGGTCTCGGCGGCGACCGGGGTAACGCCCTGTGCGTTGTAAAGGCCGGTGAAGCCCTTGTCGGCGTCGCCAAGAAGCGCCACACGGTCAACCATCTCTTCTGAGGCCCGGCGCGCCGCATCGGCGTCGTCACTCTGCAGGTTGATGCCCAGCAACTGAGCCCGACCGATCTCTTCCCAGCCGAAGCCGTAGCCGATACCAGCGGTGTGCACGCCGGTCTGGTGCTGCGCGCGGGTCGTGCCGGCCTTCGGGATGTCATCGGCATTGCCGTTGATCCACCCGGCCTTGCCGTACTGGTCGGACGAGTAGTAGGTCACCGAGGTGGCGAATTCGCTACCCGAGGTGTCCACCGGCACCAGGCTGCGGTACTGGACCGACGGATAGACGGTCCTGTAAACGCCAGGCTCGATGATCGAGGTCTGTGCGACGACGAAGCCCAGTGCGGCCTGGGCGTCGAAGAGGGGGATTGCTCCATTCATGGGGTTGGCTCCTTAGCCGAGACGGACGACGGCCAGCTGGCCGGCGGCGGTAGTGCTGGTGTCCCAGCGGGCGCCTGCGAAGGCGGTGTTGCCGGTGTCCACATTGGTGAACGTGCCGGCGCCAGTGACGTACACCGGGTCACCGGCCTTGACCGCGACAGCAGCGGTGACCCACACGTCGCCCTTCGTGATCACACGGGCGGAGGTGCGCTGGGCGAAGCTGTCGGGGACACCGGCGCTACCGACGGCAGAGCGGTCCAGCAGAGTGATACCGACGAGCTTCAGCGCGCCGGTACCGGCCAGGACGACGCCCTTGTCGGCCGTGCCCTGCGCAACAGCGCGGCCGAAACCGATGCCCGGTGCGGTTTCGACGTCGCGGGAGATGATCGTGGCCGGCAGCATGGTCGCCTGCGCGCCGAGGATGGCCGCCGGCTGGGTGTCCGGATAGTTGGTCTGCAGTGCCATGGCTTAGGCGTCCTTCTGGTTGCGGGTGCGGTAGTCGAGGCCGGCCACGGAGGCCTGCCAGCCGTTGTCCTGCACGGTGGTGCGGTGGCCACCGCTGTCGCGGAGGGCCTGCGAGACCGGGTCGCGGGGCTTCGCGCTGTCGGCCAGGATGTCGAAGCGCGCTTCGATGTAGGCCTCCGGCTTGCCGGCCACTGCGGCATCGCCGAGCTTGCCGACGACGGCGGCCTTGCGGACTTCCGCGTCGCTCTTACCGGTGTAGTCGGCGTCATGAATGGCCTTTGCCTTGCCGATCAGGTCGCCACGGGCCTGTACGCGCTGGTCCAGCGCTGCGTCGCTGAGAACCTGCCCCTTCAGCGAATCGATTTCGGCGTCGCGCTTGGCGATGTCGGCGTCCTTGGCCGCGATCACCGTCTGGTAGTTGGCGTCAGCGGTGCCTGCCGCCGTCTGCGCATCCTTCAGCTGCTGCTGCAGCTTGCTGATGGCCTGGGCGCCGGCGTCGTTGGTGACGACGGACAGCCCATCGACCAAGATGGTCTTGTCGCTCATGTGGTTCTCCTGGGGTTGTGGATGGGCGCTTAGATCCGGAGCACCGGGGGTGCGCCCATCCCCGATGCGAAACTGAGAGCCGGCCCGGCCGCGCTGGACAAGGGCCAGATGGTTGTTGCGAATGTTTCGCTGGACCGCGTCGTAGGGTTCACCTTCCGGCGTCACCCCGTCGGTCCAATCGATCTCCGAGGAATACCCCTGCGACAGCTCGCGCTTACCGGCCTCGTAGTCCGCGATCGCGTCCTGATCCATCAGCACCAGCGGAACGCGCACTCGGTTCTTGTCGTGCACGACTTCATCGCCGGTCTGTCCAACGGCATACTTTTTCCAGTTCTGGGCGTTCACCTGTTCCGGCGGATGGTCGTTGGTCATCGGCCGGTGCGCGAAGCTGCGTAACGTTGCATCGGAGAACACTTCCTCCGGTGGCCGATAGACCCGAACGTTCAACAGGTCAGGCCGCCCCAGCTCTTCTCCCAGGTAGGTCTGGATGCCGGTCCGCGCCACGTATGCATCGGCCACGAGGTAGCCGTCCACGGTGCGGCGGGGCGCCGACACCGAGACGTGATCGATTAGGTACATGGGTCAGTCCTCTCGGATCTCTTCGAAGATTTCCGGGCCCAGCACGATGCGGCCGCGGTACGGCTCGACCTTCAGCAGGTCGACGGGAGCCTTGGTAAGGCTGATGTGTGGCGTGTAGTCCGGGTAATCGTGCGAGCCGCCGGCGCGGATGATGCTTTCGTGGCGCCAGCACAGCTGCGAAGACGCGAATAGCAGCACCGCCGACATGCCGCCCAGCGGCTCCACTGCCCGGGGACCGCCTTCCGGAATCACCAGCTGGTCGGACCCGTCGGTGCCCCAGTCATTGGCGTTGCCTGCCTTCATCCAGTCGAAGGCCTGGCGCGAGTAAGCGACCGTTACGTGCAGGTCGTCCCGCAAATCGGTGATGCCCTGCTCCTTCGCCCAGGCCGCGACATCGCCGGTGTTCACCACCTTCCGGTTTACGTAGAGCGACCGGGGCGCGGCATCGACCACCGGGGTCACCGGCGCACCGCCTTCCTCCAGATCGTCCTCTTCCTGGTCGATCCCGTCCGGGTTGGCTTGCGCCCACTCCAGCATCTCTGCTTCCAAGCCAGGCACGACGCCGGCCTCGGTCAGCATGTTCACCGCCACAGTGGACATGACCGCGTCGGGCACCAGGCGGGTGTCGGCGATGGTCTTGATCGTGTCAGCCGTGGTCTTGCCGATGGTCGCTCGCTCCGTGTCGGTGGTCTGCCACAGGCTGCGCCAGTTGTAGAACACTTCATGCGGCCTGCTGCCCAATGCCGAGCGGATCAGACATTCGTCCAGTACCTCCAGCGCCGGCGTCAGCACCAGCTCTTGCCCGGAGCTGATCCGGTCGTAGTAGTTGCGTAGGTCGCCCTCGCCCGTGGAGTTCAGCCCCGCCGGCGACTGGCCAAGAAGGCGGGTCATCGGGATGTCGGATGCTCCCGAGGAAAGCTGCAGGAAGGCCATTAGGACGTCCGTCAGGCCGCCGAACTGGAGCTGCTTCTGCTCGTATTCTTCCTCGGCGTCCATCACCAAGGTACCGTTGATCCCCTTGCCGATCGCGGCCAGCTGCAGCCGGTTGAGAACCTTTTCCTCGTAGCCTGCATCGGCGAGCTGCGCCATGAAGTTCGGAATCTTGATCACATCGACCTTCGCCTCGAACACCAGCGAAGCAATGTTCCCGGCGGTGGCGTCGGCGTCCTTGATGGCCTTGCTGATCGCCAGCAGCACCGAATCGCCCCAGCCGTCACCTCCATTGAGCTCCGGGTCTGGCCGCACCGCGCCGTGGAGGATCACCAAGCGCGATGGGTGGATCTGCACCTGCCCGGCGGTGCCACTGCTGAGCGTGTAGAAGGCCGGCTGGCCGTAGCCCGGGGATTCCGGATCACGGTCGAGCTCGCCCGCCTGCAGCACGCGCTTGGACAGCACGTTGATGTGCCGTATGCCGGCCTTGCCCAGCGCCTCCGGCTTCAGAGGCTGCATTGGGTCGGAATGGCCAGTACCGATATAAAGCGCTGCCCCACCGGTGAGGCGTGCGCGGATCATGGCCAGCAGTAACTTCTGCTGCAGCCCCAGCCGCTTTTCTTCCGCCTCCAACGCGGTGATCTGCGCTTGGTCCGCACTCCAGCCGCGCCACTTTCGGCAGCTGTCCAGCGCAGGAATGTCGATCACCTTCCTGGCCAGCCAGGTGCCGCGATATGCGTTTTCGGCCTCCAGCTCGGACAGCATGGGAAGGGCGTAGAAGCTCGACGCCGCCTTGTCGCGCGGCGTGCCCAGGTTGGAAACCAGGTTGACGAGGCCGTCCCTGATCTGTGCGATTTTGCCCATCAGAGTGCGTTCCCGAGGTTGTAGGTGCTGCCCGTTACCAGTTCAGCGAAGGCGCCGGACAGTGCGTCGACCTGATCGTCGTGCTTGGCGTTGGGAAATTCGGCGATCTCGTCCAGAAAGGCAGCAACCCACGGACCATTCACCAGCTTGATATTTCCGGCTTCGGCCTGAGCTTCAACCGGTGTTGCCCGGACCTCCTTGGATCCGGATTCCAGCACCGCCTTGACGTCCCAGCCAGCCAGCAGCTTCACCTGGTGCGCGGCGTTGCTCTTGCCGGCGGCGCCAGGATCCTGCGGGATACGAACCTTGATGCCCTTCCCGTCCTGCATCGCAGTGTTTTTCAGCATCCGCTCAACGCCAGCGGGCGACACCTGGTCGCGCACGACGTCGATCACGTAGTACGTGCCGCCAGCCTCCCCCAACAGCAGCCCGACGGTATGGTCCGGGTCGCTGCTGGTTTTCTCCTTCGGGTCAGTGGCAGCGAAGTCCCATCGCCGCACCTTTCGAGCTGAAGCGATCGCCGGCGCTGCCTCCACCACTTCGAACCATTCCCGCTTGAACCGGCCGCCGTCGCGCGGCGTGGGCCGCTGCTGGTACTGGCCAGCGTATGCGTAGCTGCCTTTAGCGCGCTTGAGCCTGTCGACCTCGGCGCGCGGGAAGCGCTCAGGGAAAAGCAGTTCTCCGTCCACCGAGCGCGGATCTTCGAAGAACAGCTCGCCATCGACATAGGTGCGGCAGGGGCCTCCCGATTTCTTTCCGTCCTTGTCGACCCGCTCCGCCTCGAACTCCATGGGCAGGTTCAGGTGAACGAAGCCCAGGTCCAGTTCCAGCGCCACCGCCGCAACGTCCTGCTGGTGCAGGCGCTGCATGATGATCACCATCGCCGACGACGTAATGTCGTTGAGGCGGTCGGTGATGCCCTCCCGGAAAATGCGGACTGCCGTCTTGCGCTCGGCATCGCTCTCGGCCGTCTCGGTCGAATGCGGGTCGTCCACCTTCACCCGGTCGCCGCGACCACCGGTCATCGAACTGAAGGGCCTGGCCTCGCTGAAGCCGTTGCCGGTGTTCTCAAACTTGCCCTTTGCGTTCTGGTCCCCGCGCAGCTTCATCGGCCACGCTGCCTGGTACTGGTCGCTCTCGATGAGGCGCCGCAGTTTCAGGTTGTCGCGCAACACGTTTGGCTGGCTGTAGGAGGTGGCCAGCATTTGCAGGTCCGGGCGGCCGACCGGCCCCCACTCCCACGCCGTCCAGAACACCATCAGCAGTGACTTCATCATGCCCGGGGGCACGGTCATCAGCAGGAACTGGATGCGACCTTCGGTGACCGCCTCCAAGTGCCGGCACATGGCCCGCAGCGCCCAGCCGAACTTCAGCGGCCTGACCGGCTCCAGCACGTGCCAGTGCTCGAGGATGAAACCCTCCAGCGACTGGGACCGCGCCCGGATCCCCTCGACGTTCTTGGCGATGCGCTCCCGCTCGCGCTCAGTTGCCCTCCTCGCCCGCTCCGCCCGGATCTCCGCCAGCGTCGGCAAGCGGACCGAGGATCTGTTCAAGGCGGTCGAGGTCATTGTCCGATAGGTCTTTCAGGTTGTAGGTGCCGACGGCGCCGGAGTGCTGCCGCTTTTCCACCAGCAGTCCGGCCAGCTTTCCCTTGCCCATGGTGGCCGTGACGGCGGCGCTGACCTGCTTTTCCTTCAGCGCGAGTTTCCGAGCCTGCTCCAGCTCGGCCATGAGCGTCTCAACGGTGACCTCTGCCTTCTTGGCAACCTTCTTCTGCCCGGCCTGCACAGCCGCAAGCACTCGTAGATCGGTCAGCAACCGCGAGCCCTGCTGCTTGGCGGTCTTGTCGCTGTACCCGGTGCGGATAGCGGCCTGAGTGCCGTTGTGGTCCTTCAGGTATTCCAGGACGAAGCGCTTTTGCTTTGCCGTCAAAGGTGCTCGACTTTTGGTTGATCTGCTCATGGGTTGATCGGCTGATATGTGGGCGAACTGGTACTAAAGGTCACAAGGCCTCTGCCGATAGGAACCCCATGAATATTCCGTTTAAGTACAAGGTCCTGCTATGGGCCGTGGGTCTGCTGGTGGGATTCCCAACCTCGTACCAAGGCTACGTCTGGTATCAGACAAAGCATGCAAAGCAGCTCAGCAACTGCGTTACCGATATGTATCAGGCCGACTACAGCTCGGAGCAAGCCATCAAGGCAGCGGAGGCACAGCTGACCGCTTGTCGGCAAGGCGTGGACCCCCACAAGGGAACCATTCAATTCATCAAGGAAGAAGCCAAGCGCGCACGTCAGTGAGCACCATAGGCATCTATGACGGCTTGGCAGGAGTGAACGTGGTCGTTGGCTTCGCGCCCGACTTGAACAATATCTCCCGCAACCTCTGCTCGTAGTTCGGCGTGCGCATCACGTTCGATGGCGCCGGCGACAGTTTGGGACAGGAGGCTGGTGCTGCAGGTGGCGAGGTCGTCGCGCAGCTGGAGGTTCCCAGTGCGCAGGTCAGCAACAACAGCAGCAGGGACGGCCTCGGCCGCAGCGCGGTCTTCTTCATGCTTCGCTCCGATGTTGGCCATGGTGGCGGCTTGGGTGTGCTCGGTGGCGCGGGTCTGGTTCACCTGGTCGACCACCGCGGTGGCCTGGGCCGTCTCCTTCTTGGACGCCTTGAGGTCAGCGCCTCGCCCGGTGAAGGTAGAGCCTGCCCAGAACACCAGGCAGGTCCAGATGGCGAAGCCGATAGCCCCGGCGACAAGGCGGTTCATGCCGTCACCATATGCAGCCAAGGCTTGATCAAGCTCCACAGCCATGGAACAAGCCAGAACAGAACGCCCATCAGGGCGCCGCCAGCGATCATTGCCAGCACGATACCGGCGGCGAACATGTTGCCCAATCCGTCGTACATATCAGGCTCCAGGACCCCTGCGGGTCATGCCAAAGAAGTAGCCGATGACCATGCCGGTGGCGTTGTTGAGGCCGCCGATCAGCATGCCGAAGGAATCCTTGTTCTCCGGGGGGATAGCCACAGCGATCAGCGCGGCCATGGCCATGCCCACCAGGAACAGCACCAGGACTGCGATGCCCACCCGGGCAGCGCCGACGTTGCGGGTTGCGAAGGTCATGCGGCACCTGCCAGTGCGTGAATCTCTCGAAGCGCCCAGTGGTACAGCGGTTGGTCGATTACCGTTACCCGGGTCATCTCCTTGCCGCGCACCAAGCGCACCACTACCTCCGTCGATTGCTGGATGGCCAGCAGCACGAAGGCGATCTTCTGTTTAGTTGCGTCCGGCTCCTGCATCACAGCAAGGGCGTCGCCAACCATCTCCCGGACGTTGGCCAGCATCTCAGCAGTCGGCCTGCCGCTCCGGTTGTCGAGCACCAACAGCACGCCCTGCAGTTGGCTGATCGGCGACAGCTTCGCCGGCTTCTTCTTCGCCGCGGTCATGCAATGCCGAACAGCTTCTTGGCCTGCGCCAGCTTAATTGCCCGGTCGGCCAGGCCGTTGAGGCCGCCGTTTACCTTGCGGGTGCTGCCACGCAGGTCGTCCCGCCGTGCCGGCTCACCGCAGCCGCGCCAGACCCAGTACCAGCCGGCGGCCAGCGCCGCATCGGGCAGCTTCTCCAGCATGCTGGGGTCACGCACCACCCGGTCGTCCCTGTAAATGGCATGCGAGTACTCCGTCACGTTGGCACGGCCCGTCAAATGGATCAGGCTCAGGCCAGAGAACCGCGCTCCGTCGCCGGGCTGCGTGTTCCCGAGGTTGGCAGCGCCCCAGGCGCCGCCGTAGATGGCCTCGGCGATCGCATTGCGTCCGCCGGCGACGATGGCCTTTGCCTGGGCCAGTGTCGTAAGGCCATTCCGGCCGGGGAATACCTCCAGCAGGCGCTGCGCGCTGTACGAAAGGTTCTCCCGCACGCGGGTGAAGCCCTGCGACTCGACCGCCATGTGCGCCAGGAAGTGGCACTTCTCCAGCGCTGGCACGATGCCGAAGCGAATGCAGGCGTCTTCCAGCGCCTGCGCGTACTTGCCGGCGCCCATGGCAGCCGCGACTGTCTCGGTGCTCACCATGGTTTCTCCTGCATAGGTGCCCGCCCCGCTACCGGCTGGCGCGTGGCTACGTGGTTGGTCCGGGGGGCCGCGGGCGTAGAAGGCCGATCACCACCGCTGGATAGGCACCGCCGGGGTCATCGACCCAGCTACCCTCCGCCCGGAGGTCTTGGTGCCGGCCCGTGTCGCCTCGCGGCGAGGTGTTCAGGCCTGGTCGCTCGGTGGTCAATCGGTGTTGGGGGCCGAGAACGCAGAAGCCCCGGCTTTTGGCCAGGGCTTCAGAGACAATTCTTGACAGTTGCAGAATTAGGGCATCTTGATGTGCAACTTGTCAAGAAATTTCGCGGACTATCTCAACTCGACCCGGCTCGCCGGGGATGGATATCCTCATCGCATGCATTCGGGATGGCCGCGACGCTTGCCAACGCTTGAAGTCCTCCGCCAGGACGGAAAAGTCATAGCTTCCACTGCGCTTCATAAACAATTCCATATCCATGCGGACGAAGTGTTCACCGCCCCTGAGTGTCCACTTTTCCTCCGGGACGTCTTCTTCAATCCAGTTGAAATCTGTCATGGCGTCACCCTCTACGCGGCGATCCTGCCGCCCATGAAGTCTACTCCCCGCTGCAGCTCCCGGCGGTACTGCCAAATCGACAGTGCCCCGCCGTACTGTTCGGCCACCATGCGTGCCTTTACGGCCTGACTGGCCGAAACGGTGAATTCGGTCCGAACGATGAGCGCCCGCAGCGGGTATTGCCGCCCCATCGAGGCCAGCGCCCTGTCCACCCAGCGCAGCTCGTCCGGGGTTCCCATGTCCACCGCGATCTCGGCGTTGTCATGCGGCTTGTCGGCGTCGTTCGAGGAACGGATGGGGGCGACGGCCCAGGTCGGGAGAGTGTGCATCCCTACCACCCCAGAGCGGGCGCCCATGAAGCGCCGGCGGTCGCCACCATCCCGCCCTACCAGCTCCCGCATCGCCCTCTCACGTGTGCCCGGGGCCAGGTCGCGGGCATGCTGCAGCACGTGCACGCCGCGCTCGGCATGGCTGAAGGCATAGCGGTTCACCTGGGCATGGCCCCAGCGGCGGAGATCTTCGGTCAGGGGGTCATTGCTACGCATCGCGAAGTTGCTCCAGTACATGATCATCGAATCGAAACGCCGGCAGCTTGCCGTCTGTGTCGCAGGTGGCCACCCGGTCCGGCCAGCCCTTGCAGTGGTAGCCGGCCTCGCCCTGTCCCCGGAACTGGCAGACCGCGCAGCGGCCGTTCTTCTTCAGGTAATGGGCGTAGCGCTTACGAAGCCGCAGCTCGGCCGCCGTCATGCGGCCTTCCCCATGGCAACCTGGTGAGCGGCCCAGAGGCCGATCATCAGGGCGTCGGCACGCCCGTCATCTTTTTTCCGCTTCAGGTAATCGGCAGCGGCCGGGAAGCGCTGGATGGCCAGGAGCCGACATGCGTCCTTGCCCTGGCCGACCAGGCCGAAGCGTCGCTTCCAGCTCAGCGGCTCCGCGCGGATCGTGGGGATACCCAGCAGTTCCAGCACCGCCTTGGCCTTACCGTAGTTGTCGCCGAAGTTCATGGATGACTGGGCACCCTGCTTCCGGCCCTGAGCCGGCATGGCCCGGACTCGCTCAATGCAGGCAAGAACCTCAGCGCCCGGATGCGCGGCGCGCTGCTCCCGGATGAACACTGCGATGGCACGGGCGTCGATCTCGGTCCGCCCGTCCACCTCCATGGTCGGCATGTCCAGGACTGCGCAGGGGAATCCATCGCCCAGGGCCGCCACCGCGCCGCGAAGGCCCGGGTCAACTGCAAATATCAGGCGGCTGGTCGCCATGAAGTCCTCTTCAAATGCTGTTCGATCAAGGTGTTCTGCAGGTCGAGCAGGTAGTCGTCCCGGCCGATTTCCTCGCGGAACCGGCGCGGCTCCCGGGCGTAGCTGGGGCCGTACCGGTCAGCGCAGGCCGAGTGGCTCAGCCCGGCCATTGGCTCGCCGACGTGGTGCCAGGGGCACAGGCCAATGGTGAAGTCGTGGCCCAGCCGCTTCTGACCGTGCTTCCCGCCCACCAGAAGGTGATGGACTTGGCAGGGCATGTACCCGTACCCTAGCGCATCGCAAACAATGCAGCCGATCTCAAGGATCGAGTCGATGCGGGCCTCCTGGGAGACAGTGGGCTTGCCGGTGGAATGGCCGCGCTTCATGCTTGCCCCCTAAACACGGGGGAATTCGCATGGAATGCATCTACAACTGCGCAGCCCAGACGGCTGGCATTGACTGGCCGGCTTGGGTCCAAGCCGTCGGGAGCGTCGTCGCTATCTTCTCGGCAATCGCGATAGCCGCCTGGGAGCGGCATAGCTCGAGGGAAGACCTGGCTGAACGTGCGAGAGCAGAACGTGTTGCTCGATATGTGCGAGCGAACCGGATACTCGGACGATTCCAGAAGCTGATTTTTGAAAGCGCACAAGCCTTCAAAGACGGAAGCGACTCCGTAGGAAATGTGGCAATTGGTCGGCTCGCAACGCCTCAGGAGGTTCGCGAACTTGAGCAGGAGTTTCACCTCATGCCTGACGCAGGCGGCAATGCCTTCACAGCGATAAATAGTTTTGAAGACGCCCAAGATTTGATCTCCCACGGCGTTCTTTCTCGGAGAGACCGGGATGAATTTGCACGACAAATCGACTATGCGGCCACGAGCTGCAGCATGGCACTCAGCGCTATTCGCGCTTTTCTGGTGAGTAGTGATAACTGATCCGTTCACGCCGCTCTCCTGCTGTGCCCGGCCATCTGCCAGAACTCCGCGCGCACGTCGTCCAGCAGGACATGCGCGTAGCGGTTGCCGATGTGCTGGGTGATGCCGTCGAACAGCACCTGGAACCGGTCCTGCTGCATTTCGTCGAACGACAGGCTCTCGGCCTGCTTGACCATCAGTCGGCCGACGCCGGGTACATTGATCTCGATCTCCTCGCAGCAGACGCCGGACTCGCGCTGCAGACGCTTCACTGCGTCGTGAGCGTCCAGCTGCTCCCACCCCTCGACGTTGTCCACGACCAGGTGCCCGATCTTGTGGATCAGCCGGTGCTGCCAGCCCTCCCGAGGCTGCTTCAGCTCCGCGCGAACCTCGCGGCCGGTGTGGTACTTGCGCTCGCGGAGCAGGCGCGCATCAACGTCGTGCGCCGGCACCAGCGCGCCGACCAGCTCGCCGGTGTCGGGGTCCACCAGCTTCTTTACCGTCAGGTAGATCGGCCGCCGGGCGCGCTTAGCCCGGATCTTCTTCGCTGCAGCGGTCATCGCGGTCATGCGGCACCTGCTTGAGGTAGGAGAGCGGCCAGGCCGGAGCGCTTCTTCCGCGGCGCTGCCCCAGGGCTATCCTCATTGGCCGCCGTCTGCTTCGGCTGCCACCATTCCGGCAGCGTGGAGAACCGGAAGTACTCCGGCTGGTACTGAACCCTGGCCATGCCGGGCGCGCCGTCGCGCTGGATGGCGACAATCAGTTCCGCAGTGCCCTCCCACCGGCTGTCCTTGTGGTAGATCTCATCGCGGTAGATGAAGATCACGGCATCGGCGTCCTGCTCGATCGAACCCGAGTCACGCAGGTCAGCAACGATGGGCCGCTTGTCGCCAGGACGTTTCTCCACGTCGCGGTTGAGCTGGCTCAGCAGCAGCACGGCGATATCCAGCTCGCTGGCCAGCAGCTTCAGCGCGCGCGTGATGTCACCGATGCCGGAGGCGCGGTTGTCGCCGGACACGTGCATGAGCTGCAGGTAGTCGATGACGACCAGAGCCAGCTTCGGATCCTGCGCCTTCATGCGGCGTACCTGTGCGCAGACGTGATGGACCTTGGCAATGCGCGGGCGGCTGATGCGGATGGATGCCTCGCCGATCTTGCGCGTCCAGTCGGTGACGTTCTGCCAGTCGATCTCGTCCAGGTTGCCGCTGCGCAGCTTGTTGCCACTGATGCCGGCCTGGTTGCACAGCATCCGCTTGCCGAGCTCCTCGGGCTTCATTTCGAAGCTGAAGAAGGCAACCGAGCGGTCCAGACGCAGGGCCACGTATTCCGAAATGTTCTGCGCCAGCGTGGTCTTCCCCATCTTCGGTCGCGCGGCCAGAACGTAGAGTCGGCCAGGCTGCAGGCCATCCAGAATCAGATCGAGGTCCCACATGCCCACGGGCAGGCCGGTGATCCCGTTCGGCGTCGTGGAAGCCCGGCTGATCTGGTCGAACACGCGCGCCATCACCGGTGCCACCGGCTCAAGATCGCAGGGCTCGTTGTCCAGCAGACCACCGATCCGGCTCTGCGCCTGCCCGACCAGGTCCAGCGCGCTGCGCCCTTCCGGGCTGTACGCAGCGTCGATCAGGTCGTGCCCAGCATCGATGAGCGCCCGCAGCTTGGCCTTCTCGGCCACGATCTCCGCGTAAGCAACGATGTTGGCTGCCGACGGCGTAGTGGAGCTCAGCTCGATCAGGTAGGCGCCATCGCGCACCTGGTCCAGCTTGCCGCGCGACTCGAACCATTCGCCAATGGTCACCGCATCGAACTCGGCCGGGCGAATGGCCTCCATCGCCTGCCAGATGAGCCGGTGGTCATGCCGGTAGAAGCTGTCCGCACTTAGCAGGTCAGCAACGTCGTCCCAAGCGCGGTGGCGCAGCATCAGGCCGCCCAGCACTGCCTGCTCAGCGTCGACGCTGTGCGGCGGCAGGCGCAGGGCCTGCTGGTCCCCGTACAGGCCGGCCAGGCGATCCGTTTCGTCCCGAAGCCCGCTCACGCTGCATCCTCCGACGCCGCCCGGTCAGCCAGCTTGGCAATGACCGTCTCGCGCAGCAGGTATTCGAAGTCGGGCTTCCAGTTTTCGTGCCCAGGGCCACCAGGCAGTCGGCCGGCATGGAAGTCGTCGTTGTCCACAGTCTCGAAGTAGGCCTTCCAGAACTGCGGTGTGACCTTCTCGCTGCCGAACATGGTCTGACAAAGCTGTCGCACGGTCGGCAGTGCTTTTTCCACCGTCTTGATGCGCGACTTGTTCAGCAGGGTGCAGGCTGGCAGCTGGCCGTGAGGCTTGGCCAGGATGGCGTTGTAGGCAGTGCGGGCGTCCTCGGCGATCTGCCGGATCCGGTCTGCTCGCTTCGCCTTGAGGTCGGCAGGTGCCGTGGGGTCACCCGTCAGCGCCAGCTGCGGGGACGACTCCGAACGAAGTGAGGATGGTTGTTTCTGCTCCTGATCCTGTTCTTGCTCCTGTTCCTGTTCTTGGCTTCGGAGGGGCTTGGAACCCCCTTCCGTTCCCCTTCGATTGGTCAGGTGAAACGCACCCTGATACCGGTCGAAGAACGGCCCAAGGAATGGGTTTGCGGCGATGGATTCATAGTCGCGCTGGATACCGAGGCAACGGTTGTCGGAACACTTCAAACCCTCTGCAATCTGGTACTTGGCCATTTCGAAGACCCACACCATTTCCGAGTCTTCGTCGTAGCAGCAGAAGCCGCTATCGATGCAGTCGGTAAGCCCCTTCCGAACCCCTTCCAAGCCCAAGCCGGTTTCATGTGCCATGAACAGAATTGGCTGGTAGTAGAGCCCGAGCATGTTCGAGCCCGGCGCGGACATCAGGTAGAGGGCCACGACAAGCCCCTCCGGGCCTTTTCGGCGAAGGGCCTTGCATGTCTCTCCGGTCCAGAACTTCGGCACCACCTTGGCGTAGTCACGCATGGCAGACATCCCCCAGCAGGTCAGGCGCCCGGCCCGCGCGCCGCGCCTCTGCCCGGGCCTGCTCATCTGCACAACGGCATTGGTGCTCGGCGCGCTCGGCGTCGGTCATAGGCTCGTTACGGGCGAGGACGTCCAGGCAGCACTGCAGCTGCCGGAGGGTGTCAGGTCGTGCATTCATGGGTCGTCCCAATCGTTGAAGGGACCCCAATCCTGTACCACGGCCGCGCGGGTAGCGGACCGTAACCGGGGCCTTGTGGAAGGCACTTGGGCTCATACCCCGCCCCGCTCCGCTGCTGCTTCAGCGTGCTGGCTCACCTGAACGATGGCCGCCATGACTTGGGCACAAGCGCGAGAAATGGCGTCAGCCTCGTTCGGCGAGATTCGGTTGTCGGACATAGCCTCGGAGATCAGCTCAGCGAGGTCGCCTTTGGCAGCAGCCGCAGAGAGCAACGCGGTGATCAGGGTGCCGCTCGCCGGTGCATCCACCCGCTGGGCTACGAAACCATGCTCTGCGCAGAGGGCGTGCAGGATCCGGAAGTCGCCGGTCCGCCCCATCAGCGTGTCCGCCTCCTGGAGGCTGAGCAGGTTGCGGTCCGTGTTGGGATTTACCTTGCCGCGAAGGGTCGCGGCGGACATGCCCATCCTGGGCGCCAGAGCCTCACTACCACCCCGGTACTGGTGGACGGTGTCATAGGCGGCATCGGTGACATTCATGGGCGGAGCTCTCGATTGGAGACGTCGTGGCGACGGCGGCGCAGGATGAGCGCCATGGAGAAGATCAAGTCAGGGAAGATGAGAGCCCCGGCCCAGCCGGTAGCCCGTGGTCACTACACGCACGGGCAGGCATCGAGGGGGCGTAAGAACAGGTCATGCCGCTGCATCCACCGCGGCGTCATCGTTAGCCGGCGGACCGAAGACATCCGGGCGAAGATCCGAGGGCGTGACCAGGCCGCCGGTCGCCTTCGAGATGGACACGGCCAGTTTGGCGCTGGGCTGCTTGTGGCCAGTTGCGATCATGTAGAGGGTCGAAGGGCTGCATCCAGCAACCTCGGCGACCACGGCGAGCCCCGGGCAGCCGATCTTGGCGGTACCCCCCTTCGAGATGGCGTAATCGGTCAGCTTCATAGGACCGCACATTACCGTTTCGGTTATGGGAATACAACACCGTTTCGGTCATTTCCTGAAACGGTAATGGAGCGGACCATCTGCCGCATGGACGCAAACGCCCTCAGAACCGAGAACATGCGCATTCACGTTGCCAATGCCGGGGGTCCCGCTGAGTGGGCCCGGCAATTCGGAGGCACGCGTTGGCAGCAGCCACAGGTCAGCCAGTGGATCTCGGAGACGGCGCCAAAAGGTATCGGCCGCAAGCTGGCCCGGGATCTTGAGGCGGCCATGGGCATCGCCCCTGGCTCCCTTGATCGACCAGTCGGTTCCGAATCTCATGCCGTGGGACTCGATGTTCCTACGCTGCGGTCCGCCATTCGTCTGCTGCAACTCGTAGCCCAGATCAGGCGCACGCCAGCAGTGCCGGATATCGATGCAACAGCCTTGGCGGTCGCATACGAGACGATTCAGCTGGAGGCGACCTCGCTCGATGACAGCAACGTTGTGGACTTCATGCGTGCGTTTGCCGAGCGACTGGAACAGAGGGAGAAAGAGAATGGCGTTAAACGAGGATCGGCTGCAGGAGCTGGCGCAGCGACTGGCTAGGGCTATGGATGGCGGGCAACCGGAACGGCCGGTTCTCCGCCTGGTTGAGTCGCGGCCAAGCCGCATGGACGCGATCACCCGAGAGTCGCATTGCCGCATGATCCGCCATATGCGCAGGCGTTGGGGGCACGATATGCAGATGATCATTGACCAGGCGTGCTTCGGCGTTCCGGGGATCGAAGGCCTCGACGATGACGCTCTGATCGAACTGCACCGGGATTTGGAGCGAGCGCAGGACTGCATCCGCGACGGGGTCAGCTTTGAAGATGCTGGTCTGCTGCGGTCGCGGTACGGTTAACCAACAGGAGAATGAAACTTGAAACGGACACTCTTCGCTGCCCTGCTCTGCCCCATGATCGCAGCCTGCTCAACTACCCCGGTATCGGATGGCGCTGCCAGCGCCGTTCCTGACGATCGCGTTTATTCGGCCGAGTACTTACATGACCGCCCCGGCGCCGATGCGCGCGTGACCTTTCTTCGGGACAAGGGCTTTTCGGGTAGCGGCTGTTCGCACGATATCTTCGTCAACAACACAAAGGTCCTCGCCATCCGGCAAGGCGAAGGGGCCACGCTAAAGTTGCAGCCTGGCTCGTACTTCTTCCGCCTGGAAACAGGCGGTGGGCTTTGCCCGAACATTTCGACTTCGCAGAACGCGACCCTGGCGAGCGGAGAGCGGCAGGTGTACCGAATACTGCTCCCATCCGACGGGAGCCTACGGCTCACGCGCACCGAGTGACCCCCAGCAGCCCCGCCCAAGCGGGGCTTTCTTTTGCCTAATTTCTGAACGAACGGACGATCGGTTCAGAAATCCTATGTGCACATTACCGTTTCGGTATTGCGCATCCATTACCGTTTCGATAATCTCGTCTCCGTCGCCCGCTTAGGCATCCGCCCAGGGGCAATGGAGACCGATATGGACCAGCCCGCTGCCAACGCCAACCCCTCGGCCCACCCCGCTGAGGAGATCCGCTTCCAACGCCAACTCGCATCCGTCCTCGCAGCCCAGCTGCTGAGTCACGGGCTGACCATGCCGGGCTGCGAAGTTGCGTACCTCGGCGCGCACTGGGCCAGCGACGGCAACTGCGAGCTGGCCTGGGAAGCTGCCCGCCGGCACCAGTTGCAGATGTTGGGCGATGCGATCGACATCGTCCCTACCGGCCGGGATGCCCGTAGCGACCGTTCTGGCATGACCACCGTGGCGCTGCAACAGCGCCGCGCCGCGCGTCAGGAAGAGATCGACCGGGTCCGCGCCCTCACCAATCCCTTTGCCGCGCAGAAGCTGCCTGCCGATGGCGAGTTGCTTCTGGGCAACGCAGACCTGGAGCGCGCGGCATGACCCCGCACTTCAACCCCTTCCTGTCGATCTTCGGCGGCCTGCTCGCGGCGCGGCCGGAACCGATGACCAATGCCGGTCGCTACCTGCAGCAGCTGGAATTGGGCGACTGCCGCTTTTCCACCCACGACGAAACCGTCAGCGAAGAGGTGCTGGCTGGCCTGCGTCGCATCCAGATCACGACCTCCAAGGAGCCGCAATGAACACCAACGTGCGCCAGATCGCCGAGTTCCGAGCTGTCCGCGACGCAGTGGCCTGCACCGGGCTGAACCCGGCCCCGCTGTTCCAGCGCCTCAATGCTGAGCAGCGCCAAGGCTATCGCGGCCTCTCCGTGGTCAACAACGCGATGCGCCTGCGCCGGCAGTTCAAGGACGAGTTCACCACGCCGACCGGTCCGGAGGCGGCATGAAGTTCGAAGAAATCATCGCAGCGGAAACCGCAGGCATGTCCCGCGAGTTCGCCTTCTACGGCGCGGTGGTCGGGCTGGTGCTGGGCATCGTTGGCACGCTGGTGGTGCAGGGAGTTTTCCAGTGAGCCGGCCCGTTGCTCCGATCCTGGCCCCGCTGGCTATGTGGGCGCTGTTCTGCGGCTTCGCCGCCGCCGGCTGCGTGCTGGCCGTGATGCACGACAGCCTCTTCGCGCTGCTGGTGATGCGCGGCGTGCTAGCCGCCTCCGTCTACCAGACCGTTCTGGAATGGCAGCGCGCAGAGAAGGCGCTGGCCCACCGCCGCACCGCCGTCGCCCCGATCCCCGCCGTTCCCCAAGACCTGCAGTAACCACTGCCGGCGCGGCCGGCCCAACCTACGAGGTTCCCATGTTCCATCTGGACAAAAACCCCGCCGTGATCGGAAACGTCAACGTGCGCATCGAGCGGCACGGCGACGAGCGCTCCCTTGCGGTCGACGTCACCTTCGTCACCAGCACCGGCAATACGGTCCTGGATCACTTCGACAAGGAGCTGCGTAAGGCGCTGTTCCGGAAGCCCAAGGCGGGCGAGCAGCAGTCGCTGCCGACCATCGGTGAGCACCTGACCGAGATCAAGATTCCCAGCCTGGAACCGCTCAAGGTCGGCCACGAGTTCAAAGGTTTCGAGCTCCAGATCGACGGCGAGCTCGAAGGCACGCAGCCGATCTTCCTGGTCGACGTGAAGCTCAAGAAGTTCGTCATCGCTCCGAAGGAAGGCGGCAGCGTCGAGCTGACGTTCAAAGCCTCTGCGAACGTCGACCCCGACGAGGTCGCCGAGCTCACCGAAGCGTTGATCCGCGAATCCGTGGTGCTGACGCTGCAGCCCGGCAAGGCCAACGAAGAAACCCAGCAGCAGGAAGACCTGGCTGCCGCCTGACCCCCTGCCCTGCGCTGCCCCCCTGTGGCGCATGGCTGACAGCCCGGAAAGACGGGCACCTCTTTCCGCCCAGGAGCACAACATGTCCAGCACTTCGCCGGCCCCGCGCCGCATCCAGCTGATCGACGTCGATTCCTCGCAGATCCACAGCATCGGCCACGACCCTGACACCGACACCTTGGCCATCTGCTTCAAGCGCGGCACTGGTGCTGCCCGTGGCCCGGGTTCGATCTACCACTACGAGAACTTCAGCGCGGCCGAGTTCGAGGCGTTCAAGAACGCCGACTCCATCGGCAAGCACTTCGGCGGCTACATCAAGCCGTTCCCTCTGAAGTATCCCTACAAGCGGGTCAATGAAGAGCAGCAGGCAGCCGCCTGACCGACCACGGAGAGGAATGCGCAGGCTGATGCGCGGCTACGGTCCGCCTGATTTGCCCCCGGCGCCAGATCCAGCCGGGCCACTGCCGAAAGGGTGACGTCCCTCCGGTCAGGACCAAGAAAACACCGCAGGCAAGCCGGGGATCAGCACCGGCCCTCTCCTCCAGTAAATCGCGGGTTCGATTCCCGCTAGGTGGCGACGTTGTGGTCAAGACGAGATGCGGTTCGATTCCGTGCGAGGGCCTTGGAAGCCAAAGCCCGCGTGGTCCCGGCGATACGGGACACCCAATTCCTTCAACGCCGGCCGTGCCGGCCGGAGATCCATCGACATGAACGTTCCAGCCGTCCAGCAGCCGCAGCAGAACGCGCTTGCCACGCAGCCGCGCCAGCAGTTCGACCTCAGCCCGCAGACCTTCGAGCAGGCCCTGACCTTCTGCGACTACCTCGCCGACAGCGACCTGGTGCCAAAGGACTTCAAGGGGAAGCCTGCGAACTGCTTGATAGCCATCCAGTGGGGGTCGGAACTGGGGCTCAAGCCGCTGCAGGCCGTGCAAAACATTGCGGTCATCAACGGCCGCGCCGCGCTCTGGGGTGATGCTGTGATCGCCTTGGTCCGCAGCTCGCCGCTGTGCGAGTACATCACCGAGTCGGACGACGGCAACGCCGCCATCTGTCGCGTGAAACGCCGCGGTGAACCAGAAGAGGTTCGAATCTTCAGCATGGATGACGCGAAGGCTGCCGGCCTGGCCGGCAAGCAGGGTCCGTGGACCCAGTACCCGAAGCGCATGCGCCAGATGCGCGCGCGAGCCTTCGCCCTGCGAGACGTTTTCCCCGACGTGCTGCGCGGCATGCCTATCGCCGAGGAAGTCATGGATATCCCGGTGAATGGGACGTCCCAAGCGGAACCGAACCGCAGCACGATCGAAGGCCAGGCAGAGAAGCAACTGCCGCCGTATCCGGAGAAGGACTTCGCGGACAACCTGCCGAAGTGGTGGGACCTCATCAAGACCGGCAAGAAAACCGCAGACGACCTGATCGCCACGCTGAAGACCAAGGCGACCTTCACCGACGCGCAGCTGAAGGAGATCCGTACGCCTCCTAAGGATGAGCACGATCAGACCGACGGTGACTCCGCTGGTGGCGGTACTGACCAAAACGGGACGGAGGGCTGATCATGCGCATCGTAGAGCTAATCCAGGGCACCAAGGAGTGGCACGCACACCGTGCCCAGCACCTCAACGCCAGCGACGCGCCGGCCATGCTGGGCGTCTCCACCAACTTCTCCCGCGCCGACCTGATGCGCGAGCTGGCGGCTGGCGTCCCGCGCGAGTTCAGCGACTTCGTGCAGGAGCGCGTGATCGACCCGGGACATGAGTTCGAAGCCTTGGCACGGGTAATCGCCGAGGGCTACGTCGGCGAAGACTTGTATCCGGTCACCGGCGTCCAGGGCAAGTACTCCGCCAGCTTCGACGGCCTGACGCTGCTGGAAGACACTGCGTGGGAGCACAAGCGCCTCAACCAAGCCCTGCGTGATGCCATGTTCGACGGTTGCACCGGTACCGACCTGCCGCTGATGTATCAGGTGCAGATGGAGCACCAGTCGATGGTATCCGGGTGCGAGCGCGTGTTCTTCATGGCTTCCGAGTGGAAGCGCGCCGAGGGCCAGTGGGAGCTGGTCGAAGAGCGCCACTGCTGGTACACGCCCAACCCGGAGCTGCGCGCACGCATCGTCGCCGGCTGGGCTCAGTTCGAAGCGGACGTCTCTGCGTACGAGCCGGCACCGGCTGTTGCGTCCCTTCCGACCGGGCGCGCCCCCGAGACGCTGCCGGCCCTGAGCATTCAGGTCACGGGCATGGTGACCAACTCCAACCTGGCCGAGTTCAAAGACAACGCCATGGCGGTGCTGGGATCCATCAACCGGGAACTGGAGACTGACGAGGACTTCGCCAATGCCGAAAAGACGGTCGTCTGGTGCAAAGGCGTTGAAGAGCGGCTGGAAGCGACGAAGCAGCAGGTGCTGGGTCAGACGGCGGACATTGACGCGGTGTTCCGCACCATGGATGACGTCAGCGCCGAGACCCGCAGGATTCGCCTTGAGCTGGACAAGCTGGTCACCAAGCGGAAGGAGGAGCGCCGCACGGAGATTGGCAACAACGCCCGCCGCGCCGTGCAGGACCACATCCGCGCCATCAATGACACCTTGGATGAGCACGGCCTGCCCATGCCGGCGACGTTGATCTCCGAGCTGCAGGCGGCCATCAAGGGCAAGCGCTCCTTCTCCAGCATGCAAGACGCCGTGGACACGGTGGCCAACAACGCCAAGATCACCGCCAGCCAGACCGCAGACCGGATCAGGGCCAACATGGCGATCCTGGCCGAGCATCCGGACCACTCCACCCTGTTCTCCGACCGCGTGCAGCTATGTGCCAGCAAAGCGCCGGAGGACCTGCGCAACCTGGTCGCCGCCCGCATCGCCGAGCACCAGCGCGTCGAGAAGGCCCGACTGGATGCCCAGCGGGAGAAAATCCGTGAGGAGGAAGAGGCCAGGGCCCGGAAGCTGGCCGCCGATGAAGTCGCAGCCCAGCAGCAGCGAGAAGCGGAGGAGCGTGCCGCGGCTGCTCCGGCCCCTGCTCCAGCCGAGGCCGCGCCGCCCGCTCAGCAGGTGGTCGCTCCGGCGCCGCGCCCGGTACCGACGGCAGTGTCCAGCAGCAGCGCAACGCCGGCAGAGGCGGCGCCGCGCGAGGGGGTCAAGATCAAGCTGGGCGACATCAACGCGCGCCTCGCCCCGCTGTCGATCTCCGCCGACGGCTTGGCCCAGCTGGGGTTCAAGCCGCTCAACGCCACCGGCGCGGCGAAGCTCTACGACCAGGCGCAGTTCCCGGCCATCTGCAAGGCGCTGATCGAAGGCCTGCGCGGCGCCGCCGAACAGTACCCGATGGCCGCCTGATGAATGCCAAGACCTGCACCGGCTGCCACCGCTGCCTGCCGCTGGATTCGTTCCCGCGCGCCGGCAAGCGGGGCCATGAGTCGACCTGCGCCTTGTGCACCAACGACGCCCGCCGGTTGCGCACGCCGCTGCCGGCAATCAAGCCGGACCCGGTGCAGATCCGGATCAACAACACCTTCAACCTGTGGCACGGGCCGGTGAGCCGCGCGCCGCTGAGGATCGCAGCATGACCGACATCCATGCCCGCCCCTTCTACGACAGCCCCACGCGGCGCCAGAAGGAAACCGAACAGCAGAAGCTGGAGGCCGACCTCGCGAAGTTCCGGAAGGCCGGCGGCCGTGTCCAGGTTCTGGGCAACACGCCGCCGAAGAAGGCGAAGACCCGCCGCCAGGTGATCGAGGGTCGACTGCCCGCGCCGGCGGGGAAGGAGCAGGCGGCATGACCCGGCCTATGCCCCGCCGCGCGCCGAAGCGCAACGGCGGCTTCTCCTGGGGCCGGTACCCGATGGGCGACACCGGCGTGATTGCCTACCGGCTGTTCCGCCGCGACCTGAGCGGCGCCGTGCACTTCGAGGGTCTGGACTTCTACCCGCAGGACAGCCGCCGCGAGGTGGCTATCGCACTGCGCGCCGCGTGCCACCGGCTGCGCGATCGCGTGGACGAGCTGGACCTTGCTTCGCTGGGGTTGGCACGGTGAAGGTCAAGCGACTCTCAGTTATCCGACAACTTCTTCTGTTTGGACAGCGGCGCGACAGCTTCGACCGCTGCGTCGTCAGCAGCCTCGAGAGCAGCTCCTGCTCCCTTCAACATCCTCTCAACCGTGGCGAAGTTCTCCGTCCAGTTGGGCTCTTCCCCAGGTTCCGTGAGCAACACTGCCGCCTGTTGGAAGTGTCGAACGGTCTCTATAGCGAGGGCAATTTTTGCTGCAAGCCGAAGGTCCACCGCTGGCCACTTCGTGAGATCGACCTCGCGCTCTGTGAGCACATTCAACGTCTCCGCAAGTTCGGCGAGCTCCGCTCTCACCGCTTTGTCGGTAGACAGAAGCGCCTCCGCCGCCCAAGCGGCGTCGTTGTTGGTCCCGACCGGAAACTGCTTCTTGATCCTACGCACTTTAATCGCGGCAAAGAGGATGTCACCTCTGTACGCCAAAGCAAACAAAGCATTTGCGCGCCGCCGGACCAGAAGACGCTGCAGCGCGGGAGCGAAGATCGCCGCAAAGACAGCCGCGACAGTGCCCACCGCCGCCCACGCGTCCCAATTCACCACACACGTTTTGCTGAGCCACCAGCACTCGCTTACGCCCTCTGACATCGACCTCAGCACGTCAAGCATTCCCGCCTCCCCCAACCCTACTGGAGCCGATTCTGCCATGAACTGCATCCACCCCAACGACCGCGCCTACGCCCTCGAGCGTGCTCTGGCTGCAGCCACCGCCCAGGGCGAGGACCGCAAGGTTCTGGAAGACCTGCGCGAGATCCTGGCCGAAGCGCGGCGGGACGCCCGCTGATGAGCGCCTTGGTGCTGGCACCGGCTATCGGCCCTACCCCGGGCCGGATGAAGCAACCGACCAAGGCCGCGCTGCGCCATTGGCTGGTGCTGGCCGCCGAGCGGACCGAGCAGCTGCAGGCGGAGCTCGCCGAGCTTCGCGCCCAGGGCCCCATCACCAGCACCGAGCGCGAGCAGCTGCTGACCGAGTTGGTCGAAGCGGCAGCCCGCCTGGGGTACCACGAAACGCTGCGCAGCAGCAGCGACGAAACCATCGAATTCTGCCGCGCGGAGGTTCAACGCCTCCGCGCCGCCCTCAACGGAGAAACCCATGGCTGACGGCTCCCGCTCGCCAGAGATTCGCGTGACCCGCAAGGTCCGCCCCATGCTGATTGCCGACCTGTTCTGCGGTGCTGGCGGGCTGTCCAACGGCGCCGCTCGCGCCATGCGCGAACTGGGCCTGCCGGTGCGCCTCATCGGCGTAAACCACTGGCCGGTCGCCATCGAGACGAACCGCCGCAACCACAAGGAGCATGCGGAGCGGATCCACTGCGCCGATCTCGAATCGGCCCTGCCGCTTACTCTGGTGCCGGAGGGCCGCCTGGACCTGCTGACAGCCGCGCCGTCCTGCGTCTTCCATAGCCGGGCACGCGGCGGCCGGCCTGTGCACGATCAGCAGCGCATGGACCCCTGGCACGTGGTGCGGTGGTGCACTGAGCTGCGCGTCGCCCGGATCCTGATCGAGAACGTGCCGGAGTTCATGGAATGGGGCCCGTGCAGCCTGGTGACCGGCCGGCCGATTAAGTCACGCCGCGGCGAGTACTTCCGCGCGTGGGTGTCAGCCCTGCAGGCGGTCGGTTTCAAGGTCGACTGGAAGGTGGTCTGCTGCGCTGACTTCGGTGATCCGACCACGCGGCGCCGGTTCTTCCTGATCGGCCGCAGCGACGGAAAGCGGCTCAACTGGGAGGATTTCAGCCATGACCGCGTGGGCGGTACCGATCTGTTGGGCACCAGGCCGCGCTGGCGTGGCGCGCGTGAAATCATCGACTGGAGCATCTCGGGCAAGAGCATCTTCCGCCGAAAGAAGCCGCTGCGTCCCAACCCGCTCCGCCGCATCCTGGCCGGCGCGCTGAAGTACCGCTGGCCCCAGCCGTACGTCGACGCCGTGCAGGCGCTACTGGACGGGGCGACCCCTCGCCTGGTCTTCTCCCGGGTGGAGGCTGTGGAGCTCGGCTTAATCGCCGCCGACCCGATGCTGGTTCACCTGCGCGGAACCAGCGAGCAGCACCTGCAGGCCACGGCGAAGAGCGCTGACGACCCGCTGCCGACCCTCACTGCCGGCGGCAGCCACGTAGGACTGGTGCTGGCCACCAGCAGCGGCGGCGCGGCGCGAGACCTGGATCAGCCGCTCCCGACTATCACCACCGGTGGCGCCGGCAGCGAGCGTCCTGGCTGCGCGCGTCCGCAGCTGGTCGAACCGCTAGTCATGGCCACCGCCAGCGGCGGAACCGCAAGACCTGTCGGTGAGCCGGTGCCCACGATCACCACGGGCGGCAATGGCGCTCGCCCGCACCTGATTGAGGCAATCATCGTTCCGACCTCGAACACCAGTAGCGCGGGTGTGCCGCGCTCGGTCGCCGACCCGATCAGGACCGTCACCACCGCGAAGGGTGGCGATCAGGCGATGGCCGTTCCGCTTGTCGCCCAGTACTACGGTGCCACCGCAACGGCGCAGTCCGTGGCGGAGCCGGTGCCCTCAGTCACCACTAAGGCCCGCTTCGGCCTGGCCGAGCCGGTGCTGATGCGCGCCGGGCACGGCGACAGCGACGGGCGCGACCCGGCCAGCCGGGTGCTGGACAAGGACGAGCCGATGCCGGCGCTCACCGGGTCCAATGAAGTCTCGCTCGCTCGGCCCATCGTCATGCGCGGCAACGTGGGTACCGGCCGCACGGGTGACATGCGGCTGGTCAGCGAGCCAATGCCCACCATCACCTGCTCCGAGTCGCTGGCCTTGGCCGAGCCGTTCCTGGTGCCCAACTTCGGCGAGGCGCCCGGGCAGACTCCCCGGACCCACAGCATCGACGAGCCGATGCCGACCGTGACGGCCAGCGGCCATGTGCAACTGGCCCAGCCGGCGGCCGAGCTCGCCGACGAAGTGGTGATCGACGTCAACTACCGAATGCTGCACTGGCGCGAGCTGGCCAGGGCCACGTCGTTCGACGACGAGGGCGAGGTCTACGACTTCGCCGGCACCGCCACGGAGATCACCAAGCAGATCGGCAACGCCGTCCCGAACCGCACCGCGAAGGCGCTGGTCATGGGACTGATGAGGGACGCCGCATGACCGCCGCCGTCCGCACCCGCCGGCAGAGGGAATACAACCGGCGCGCAGGCCTGGCCCGGGCCCGGCTCTTCGCCCACGTAGTCGAAGGAAAGCTGCTCACCAGCCGCGAGATCGCCGACGCCATCGGCACCAGCGTCGAAACCGCATCCACCCGGGCCAAGCGCGGCCCGTTTCCCCTCACCTGGGCGTCGCTGCAATCCGCACGCGCGCCGCAGCAATCGAAGGAGCAGACAGCATGAACAGTCCCACCGCTACTACCACCGCCGATGCCATCCGCAACCTGATCGTCTGCGACACCCAATTCGGGTGGACCGGCACCACCAGCTTGAAGCTGCAAGAGATGCTGGACCTGCAGGCTCGCGGATGGCTGGTCGAAGGCGCGGAAAACAACGAGTTCGACCTGACGGAAGCCGGGCGCGCGGTTGTCGCCCAGGCGCTGCAGTTCGCAGCGCCCGCCACGCTGGCAACTGTCAAGCCGGGAGGGAGCGTGCTGCTGGACCGGCCAGATACGGATGCGCAGCCCAGCAGTACCGGCACGTTCCCGCTGGTGGACCTGCTGGACATCCGCAACCAGCTCCACGTCATGGCCACCTCTGTGGTGCCGAACTTCTGCGACATGGCCGCCGGGCTGCAGGGCCAGGTGCAGGGGCTGATCGACGCGCACCGCCGTGCTCATCCCGAGGCACACTCTTGAAACCCGGACGCACCCGAAAGCGAGGAACAGGCGTTCCGGCGCTCGGCGCAGATTTACTTGCCGCCGAGACTTCCTCCGGTCGGCTTGACGGCAGCCACATCGGAGCGACGTTCATCACTCCCGACAAGACCTTCGACTCTCTGGATCGCTTCAGTCATCGCGGCCTCTTCGGAATCAAAGACGCTGCCGGAGGCGGGCGCATGCAGCTCTTGGTCGTCAACGACTGCGACGATTGCCTCGATCCTGGTGTCACCCTCAGTCCCGACCCTGAGGCTGATGATGTACTGAGCGCCGGCGGCTTCACCGGTGCGGGTGACAAGTTTGTCGGTTTCGATAGGGCTCATCTGGAAGCTCCGTTAGGGGTGCCTGAAGCCTACATCGCGAGGTGTGAGGGCCGAAGCTCACACCTTGCTGGGGTCACACCACCAGCAGCTGAGCCGTTCAGCATTCCGAAGGGAGCCTTCGAGCTGGCAGCGCTTTCGTGCGTCGATTTGGCAAAGGCCCGCAGCAGGACCGTCCGGCTGTGGGAGGCCCGCGCCCTGGCCCTGCGCCACCTTGCCGCCGGCGACATGGCGGAGGCACTCAAGGTAACGGCGCCATTCAAGAAGAGGAAGTTCTGATGATTCACTACCACGGCACGCCGGCTGGGGGCACGCGACAGGATGCGTGCCGGTTCCTCGCCGGCCGTCATGCGCTCGTGCCTTTCGCCAGGCCTGATGACCTTGGAATTGCCTTGGAGGTATGCCAGTCCGTCGTGCTCGACAACTCCGCATTCTCGAACTGGCGGAGTGGTGCCGGCGACGTGGACGTGGCCGCGTACCACGCGTGGGTGGAGTCGGTAGCCGGCCATCCTGCCGTGGACTGGTGTCTCATCCCTGACAAGATCGACGGCACCGAGCAGGACAACGTGGCGCTGGTGCAGCTCTGGCTGCGCATGGGCAGCCGATTAAAGTCGGTGCCAGTCTGGCATCTGCACGAATCGTTGGAATGGCTGGAGTATCTGGTCAGCCACTTCCAGACCGTCGCTCTCGGCAGCTCCGGACCTTGGTCAGACCCAGGCTCAGCCGCGTGGTGGGGACGCATGGCGGATGCCATGGCGGTAGCGTGCCGGGCTGACGGCCGCCCCCGCGCACGACTTCATGGTCTGCGCATGCTCGACCCTGAGATCTTCCGGCGGCTACCTCTGGCCAGCGCCGACAGCACCAACGCAGCGGTGAACGGCGGGTCCCTCAGCAGGTTCGGCATGTACCCCGCCCCCACCGCAGGACAGCGTGCCGAGGTAATCGCGAGCCGCATCGAAGCACACCAGTCGGCCCCGGTCTGGCAGTGCCCGGGACAGCAAACCGGGTTCGCCCTCGGCGAGGCCGCATGACCGCCCTATCCCCCAATCAGCCGCGCATCGCGGCGAAGGAGATCCGATGAATACCACCACCGCACCGCGCCGCGTACCCAATCTGCTGCGCCTCAAAGAGGTCACCGCCCGGACGGGTCTAGCCAAGAACACCATCTACGACCGGATCCGGCGGAAGGAGTTTCCTGCGCAAATCGACCTCGGGGGCAACTGCGTCGCCTGGTCGGAGGACGAAATCGACGCCTGGATTGAGGCCAAATTGGCTGCCCGGGACGGGAGTTCGGAGGACCTGCCGAAAGCAGCCTGAGGGCGGGGGCACATGTGGGGGCATCTGCACTACTGGCCCAGCCGTCACCCTAGTGTGGCAAGGCGTTCCGAGGTTTCAGCGGTTCCCCTTGGCTCCACCACATTCCTGCCGTCGTCCCCGGACGACAGCGCAACAAAAAAAGCCACCCGACGGGTGGCTTTTTTGTTGCGATGGGGCGGCAGGCCCCGCCGCCAGGATTCAGATCGCCATCGCCTCGTGAACCGCGTCGGGTCGAATGGCCGCAATCCTCAACAGCGTCTTGGCCGCACCTGAAGGTTCGCGGCGGCCCTGCTCCCAATCCTGGAAGGTGCGTACCGATACGCCCAGCATCCCTGCGAACTGCGCCTGGGACAGGCCCAGCCGCTGACGTGCTTCGGCAGCGATCGATACCGGCACCATGTTCACCCTGCCGACCTTGCCTTCCTTGATGGCGCGAACCGACGCCAGCAGTTCGGCACCGATGTCACGCTTCGCGTCGCGGGCTTCAAGTAGTTTGTCATTCTTCGGCAT